TTATCTAACTTAGCTTGCAGTCTAGCTTTTTCTTTAGCAGCTGCTCTAGCTCTTCTTTTAGCTGAAGACGCGCCAAACAAACCACCTAAAAGACTACCACCAGCAGATATTAAACCAGCTGTTACTACTCCTGCCATAATTTTTCTTTTTTATTATATTCTTCTATAGTTATAGAGTACAAAGACTCTTCTATTTTTTTTATTTCTCTTGTGTTCGTAGGGTTTTTATGTATGTTTATGAACACACAATCTTCTTTACAAACTATAAATCTTTTAGCTCCTTTTATAGATTTTTCATAGCAAGGTGCTATATGCTCAACAGTTTCTCCGTTTGTTGTAACTAATATTTTACCAGATAATAAAAACCAAAAATGATCTGTATGATGTATAGCACTTATAACAAAAGAATTTTTTTTCATTTGCATTTTTCTCATGTACAAACCATCAGAAAAATCATGTGATATAGGTATAAAATCGTTATTCACAAGCTCTTTACCGTTTCCATGTATATGCTCAATGTGGTTGTTTTTTATAAATATATTTTGTAAAGCCTCTAATTTTTGTTTAAAATTATCTAATTCCATTAATAACTTGATTCTACATACTGTGAAGACACGGCGAACAATTCCCTTGTCTTACCTCCAGCTCCAGCTACTTGCGTAGAGCTATCTGTACTTATAGTTACAGTTGCATAGTAACCTTTTACACCCGTCATGTCATCTCCAAAAACAACCTCACCTTTTGTGGGCTGACTGCTATTAACTAAGTTGGCAAAGTATTTTCCTTCTTTGTTATAGAAACCAGCGTAGTATTGTATACCGTTATCTGTGTAAGCACCTTCGTCATAGCTATAAACTAAGTTTGAAGTATCATTTAATTCAAAGCTTCTAGCAGCGTTAAAACTGGAAACTTCCCATCCTGTAGACCCTTCGTAGTTAACTGTTTTAAATACTTTAGATAAACTAACTTGGGGGTTAAATACAAACGAAATTAATGAATCAGAATAAACCCCATAAAATATAGACCTATCGTTATTTTGAAGTGTTTCATTGTTATGACGCCATAACTGACCATCTTTAACGCTAAAATAATTGCTTTGCACGCTGAAAGTTTGTTCAGGCTTATATGTATAAAAACTAGTCCAACCTCTAACAGACTCATCAAAAGCTAAAGTTTGGTATGTGTTTACAACATTAGAACCTTGCAGACTTAATACATATTGTTTAGTATAGATATCCCAAGCGCCAATAGCTTTTCCATTAACAGCTACAGTATCTAAATTTTTAAACTCATCTCTAAAATAATCTATCATACCATAGTTAGATATCTCTGTAAGACCATCTTGAGACAAACGCATTACAGCATTTCTATTTTTATCTGTGAAGTATTTTCTATAACCATATACAGCAAAGCTCTCTGGGTTTTTACTAATACCGAAGTTACCAGCATAAGGTACTATCTGACCTATAACTAGGTTAAGCGTACTAACAGCAGATCCTTGTCCTTCAGCAGAGTATATAGCGTCTTTATCTATTAAAGCTCTACTAACTTTATTCTCTTGGAATATGACAAGGTTTGTGTCTTCAGCATATAGTTTTTGTATACTACCATTTGCAGGATCTACAGATCTAGTTATATCTTCACCTACGCTAAATACATTAGTATCATTAACACCTGTTCTAGAATTAAACACACCAGAGTATATCATACTGTTGGTTCTAAAAGAAGCGTTGGGTTCTGTTTCTACTAAATACGCTTTAACACCTAAATCAACAATAACGTTATTATAACCTCCTCGTATTCTTGCTTCTTCAATAGCCCAGCTATCTGCTTGCACAGCATTAGAAACTTGAGGATAAGCACCCGCTATACCAGTTGGAACACCGGTAGAACCATTCCAGACTGGTGGTGTGGTATCATCAGCATTTTGTGGTGCTGTCTTCTTTAATAAAAAAGAGTTAAAATATTTTACTTCTACTATTGCTGCCATAAATTAAGTATATAAACAACGTGTTACAGTTCCAGTTCTTACAGCAGATGTTGTGAATGTAGCTGTATAAGCGCCTTGATTGGTATATTCAGGATTACTAACATCTGTGCTAGATGTATTTATAAGTTGCATTCTTCTAAATCTTTTTACTGCTTGACTTGTAAATGTAGCTTCGTTAACTAAATTAATATCAGTATAAAGCTGTGTTACGTACTTAGCAAACGGCTCTGCGGCATAGTAATTAATACCTGTAGATGTAAATGTAGAGCTACAAGTGCTGTTGTTGGCTATTTGATACCTGTAAACACCCGGGTTAGTACCGTAATCAGGCGCTATATTTGATTCAGGCGCGCTAAAATCATGCACATACACCTTGCTTGTTTTTGTAGTTAAAGGCGTGTTAGGACCACTAGGACTATTACAGCCAAATCTTTGTTCTAACTCATACGTGCCTGTTTTAGAAAAGAAACCAAACTGTTCCCAAGGGACTTGCCCAATAGATCTACCAACGTCAAGTCCACCACCACTAAGATTTCCAAGTATTATTCTATATTCTCCATTTGTATTAAACGCAAATACTTGACCTGAATAGGCCGGATCATATGTACCAGTAGTGCTAGGTGTTCTTCTAACAAGATGAAGACCTTGCGCGAAGTTTTGTGGATCATAATTGCTTGTGTTAGAGATTAAACCTCTATCTGTTCCACCAGGATTAAAATCCCAATCCCAAGTACTTGTCGTAGCGCTAGCGTCTAAAGTAGTGTTTGAAATGTCTACAGCTGTTTGCCAGCTAGAGCTTGAATCAGCTCTATACTGTATAGCATATCTAGTGTTTAAATGAGGAACTTTATCATCTGCTCTACTAGTAAGTCTTGGTATTAAATTATTTGTGTTTATACCTTCTACCCATACGTAAAAAGTACCTCCTGTAGTAAGACCACTACTAAAAGTTTGATTAGTGAAAGTACCACTACCACCTTGAGGCGCTACGTTTGGCTGACAAACATCTCTCTGTAGAGTTGTATTTGTAGATGTTGGGGCTTGGAAACCAAATAGAAAGTCTCTTGCTGTTATGCCAGATCCACCGTCTAAATAATTAGGTATATTAGCTGTAAGGTTTGTAGTGTTGTTAGCAAACCAAAGCGCTACACCATCTCCATCGTTTATTGTTTTACCGCCATTAATGTTAAAATCTGAATCTACAGCTGGTTCAGTAAAGTTAACTATAAAAGTATTTGACACACATAAGCCTCCAGCGTCACAAGTCTGCAAAGTAAATTGTCCAGTTCCTATTGCCGCGGCAGATGTGTTTATAACTCTAGTACCGTTATTAGTTAAACTAAAAATACCAGCAGGTGACTGAGCTGTTATAGTGTGTGTTATATCATCTGTAGATTGGCCGCCAGAAGGATTTGAGCCGTTAACAGCATTTATTGTAGATATAATTATTTCAGTTCCTTTTGTAACATTTATAGGGCTAGTATTTGAAATGCTTGGAGCTATATTTAATAATTGACCTTGTTTAGTTATATTAGGATCTGAATCATTAACTCTAAAAGTAAATGTATATACATATCCATTTGGATTATCGTAATAAAAATAAGCTCCACTAGCTGTTGTTATGTCATAGGTATTAGCTGTACCACCAGTAGTAAATGTAAATTTAGAAGTTACATCGTTTCCAAATTGATCAAAAACACTTTCAAGCGTTGCAGACGAAGGTGTTATTTGAGCACCAAGATTATTTACAAAATAAAAATCATTAACAATAACAGTTCCAGGTGCATCTGCTTCATCTAAAGTAAAATTCCAAGCGTCAATACCAGTAGCATCTGTATTGCCACCACTGGAACTAATAGCTGTATTAAGTTCTGATAAAAGACCAGATGTAGCTGTTTCCCAAAATATATCTAATCTAGATATTGTTGGTAACGTTTCTAAAACATTTAAGTTTTCAAACTTCTCATACACTGTATTAGTATTAGCGTAACCAGCGTTTACAATACCAAATTGACCTGCTGGTGTTTGTGAAGTAACAAACTCTGCTATAAAAGGATTTGATTCAGATCTAAAAAAAGAATAATAAGGACTGTTGGTAGAAGTAACAGGTATAACGTCGTTAGCTCCAGCTTTAAATTGCAAAACATCAAAAGCATCAAATAAATCTTCAATTTGATTTACAGTAAAAGATTTTCTACCTGGAAAATATTGTTCGTTACCAACATTGCTAAATTCTATATTAGTGTTAACAACTCTACCAAAAAGTCTAACAGAACTTCTAAACTGTTTATCTTGAGCTCCAACTTCTGTTAAATCTCTAGGTACTTTATTTATATTGTCATTCAACAATGTTATAAATGTAGCGTTTTGATCTAATGGGTTTGTTGGTGTTGTAACTGGTGGGTTTCCATTTGTCCAATATGGCTGACCTTTCATAGCGCCAGCTGTGTATACGTTATAATAATCTTGCTCAACTTGTTTTACTACAATCTTATAACTATACCAACCAAGTGGTTTATATTCTGTACTACTGGTATCACCATTATATAAACCAGGTATACCGATAGATTCATTTTTATCAAATCCAACTCCTGTAAGAATACTATTAAAAGAAACTTTTAATGAATCTCCAGCAAAAGTTATTGAATCACTACTAGCGTTATAAGGCAAATAAACAGTATCAGCTCCAAAGCCAGTACCGCTAGATTCGTTGGTATTACTAGATAATACAGTTGTAGACTGTCTACCATATCTATCTGCTAAAACTATTCCAACTTGATAATTTCTGTTTTGTTTTAAAGTATGGTTTGGATATTCTATTCTTGATTTAGCGTTTCCATATGTAGAGCTACTAGTTAATTTTTCAGTAACACCTATTTGGTAATCAATACCAGAAGGTGGCGTATGTTTATTTTGAAAATTACTATAAACAATTCTATTACTAATAACCTCTTGACCAAAAGCTTTTACTGGAATTTTATCGTAAACCCTTGTTATTTCATCAGAAGGTAAAGTTTTAAAAGGTTTAGTAGATAAATAATTATATTCAAGAACTGTATCTGTACCTGACAAGGTATCAACTTGTACAGTATCAACAACTTGAACAGCTAACCCATCTGATTCTTTATACAATATATCTATTTCAGTAATTAAATACTTAGAAGATAAATTAGCTTTTGTATCAGGTAATGGTATTTGCAAACCTATCTGAGTAACTTTATTTTCCATAAACTCTACAACTGTACTTGTAAAAGTTTGGCGTTCATCACCTTCAATAAAATAACCATCTTGTTTAGGTATAAAAGCAACTTGCGTAAATGGAGCTAGTATAGAATATTCACCGTCTACAAATTTAAATCTATAACTAAATCTTACAAATTTATCTTCTAAATATTGAGGATCTCCAGAAAAATCTGGATTATAATATGGATTTAAAGTAGTTCCGTCTGGTAAAAATTCACTACTTACGTCTTGCATTGTTGTCTGTGTAGCTGCGAGGGTAAAACTTAATATTTCTAAAGCAGATATAGAGTTAGCTTGATTAAACGTTACAACTCCTGTGCTTGGAACAAAGTTAACTACAGTAGTGTTAGCAGCTACACCTGTACCGGTAACTGTAGCACCAACAAGAATATTACCAGTGGTAGAAGTTATTATAGCTGTTGTTGAATTTGATGTGGTAAGAGTTACAACACCGGTTCCAGTAACTTCTTCTTGTATTAACTCAATAGGTTTATAAGGATTATACTTAGATACAGATATTTGATCTTCAGTAGTATAATAAGTAGGAGTAGTTAATCTTTGAGGATTTGCTAAATCAACGTTTATTTTTCTAGGTTGATTTCTATTGTCTGTAAAGAATAATAAATTTTCTAATAAGTTTACACCTATAATAGGTCTATCTTTAGAAAAATTTAAAAAAGCTCCTTCAACTAATTTTGTTACAATATCTCCTTTTATATTATAAGAAAAAATACAATTTTTAGCTGATGGGTTATATGTTGATTGTCCTAAAGGTCTCGGATCTTCTTCATCTGTAAAAAATAAATATACAGTATTGTTAAATTCGTCAACAAAATAACCTATACATTCATCTACATCATAACCAGCTATAGTTGTAAAGTTAACAACAATTGAGTTGCCAAGTACATTTTCTAACGCGCCGACATCATCACCTTCTGACTTACTAACCTGTATGTTTACAGCGTTGCGATATTCACCTTGTGGTATAAGTCTAGCATCAAGGTCTTTGTTCATCTTTGATTTGATGAACGCGTTTTTAACTTCAGCCATTTAATTTTAGTGTTTAATCCATTTAGATTTACCTCGCATAACTTGAACTATTTCGTTTAGTTTGATATTAGACAAACGTATTTTAGCATTGCGAAGCTTAGCACTTCTTTCTTTTTTAAGTCTCTGAACTACATACTCAGGTTGGTTTATTCTAGTAGAAACTATAGCGTGTAGTATATAAGCATAAATAGCTTCTTCAGCCATTTTAGGTATTTTGCTATCTGTATCTAAAGCTAGACCGTCAGATATATATTCAAAGTTTATAATTCTATCTACCAAATCATTAGAAAAAGACATGGTGTTAGTTCTTTCGTTTATATTAAAGAAACCATTTAGATTAGCATATTGAGGGTCTATACCATATTGTTGACCATATGCTAAAGAATAATCGTTATAAAATTCAGCAGCTCCTAAATCATTAGCGAGTTCAGTTCTGTTTTTTAAACCGTTAGTATTCCACCTGTCATCTATAATAGAACTTCCAGATTGTATATTATTGTCGAACGAGTCTTGTATAGGTACGCCTTCTGTGTCTTGAACCGGTAGATCAGTTGGGCTTTGATGAAGTGTATTTGAAGGCATTATGATATGCTGAGCGCCTGAGCTATCAACCCAATATACGTTAGTGTAGTTTACATAGTCTTGTGGTAGTGGAACGCTTAAGCTATGTGGTATTGTTAGTTCTTGTGATTTAATACTTTTTAAAGTATCATAACTAAACTCTTGCAAACCTCTTTTAGCGTGAAATATAACATCAGTTCTTTTGACGCTTGGTATTAGTTTACCAGCACCAACATAAGCTATTTGAAAATTGTTTATAATATCATTTAAAGACACATAAGAATAAGAACCCCAGTTATCTTCTACAACATCACCAAAAGCTTTTTCAGCAACTGTATTACCGTAATTACCACCATCTAATTTTTTAAGCTGCACTACTACATATGTGTTAGCGGCTAGCTCAGCTGTTATTGTTATTGTATTACCCGAAACAGTATAATCGCTAGTATACTCAGTATATGTACCAGCTAAACCCGTTGGGCTTGTATATAATTTGAAATTGTTTTGACTGTAGCTAGGTGTTGAGGAAGATACAGCGTAAAATATTAAGTTAGTATCAAAGGTTGTAGTAAAAGCTTCGCCACCACCAACAGTGCCAACCGCTTGAAAGCTTTGTGCGCCTTCGTAGTATTGTCTATTATTTTCTGTAAGTAATGCCATGTGTTAGCTTTTTGCGTTTATATCGTTTTGTTGTATTTCAGCAGAAGCCGCTTGAACTATTTGAGGATCTCTTACTATTACACCTGAATATTGAAGTATTCTAAGTATAACATTAACTTGCTCTGATGGCAATATTTCAAAATTTTGAGAACCTGTAGCGGTATAGTTGTATTGACCTAAAGATCCAGGGGTAAAATTCCAAACTATATCTAATGGTTTTCTAATAAAAGAAGCTTTTATATTAGATGTTATTGATTTTGGATTTACAAATATATCATTGCTTTCGTATAAATATGTAGGAAATTGTTTTGTAGATTTTGTAAGTGGAGATCTTTCTATATTATAAAAGTCAAATCTTTGTAATCTTTGTAATTCTACTGGTAAACTAACAGAATCTTCATAAGTAACAGCTCCTAACATATAAAACGAAAATTCGTTTTGACCTGGATTATCGTTATAAACAACTGTAAATCCAGTTGTATCATCTAAAATTGGTAAACCAAATTCACCCGCGTTACCTGTATAAGGGCATGTACCTATACATTTAAAAGTAGATATTTTTTCGTCTACATTTGCTTGTCTATCAGCGTAATCGACATCCGCTTGTGGCACTCGTAATTGCTGGTTTAAATCATCAAAGTATTGTTCGAATATATCTAACTGAACCTGCGTAGCTGTTTTATTAAACTCGTCAGGTGTAATATAACCACGCTGTTCTTTATTGAGTATAAGTAAAACGGTTTGATATACAGTATTTACGTTTATTGCCATTTATATTTTTATTTATATACAGGGCGCATTACACGCCCTGATATATTATTACATGTTATAGAAGTTTTTTCTCTATTGATTTGTAAACTTCAACACCCTCATCAGTTTTGAACCAAGCGGCCATCGCTGAATATGGGTTTTCTTCAAACGGTACGTTCATTAGTTTTCTTCCATTACTACCCCAAGTAAATGTTCTTTGATCTTGCGATAGTTTAACTATGCCAGATTCCGCAGCAACGATTGCTATATTTCTGAGTTGTACGTTTTCGTCATTTGCTAATTCTAAAAACAAACTAGGGTTTTTCTTAGCGAACAATAATAAGTCTCGTTTAAGTTCTTTAGAACTCATCTTAGATACTTTAGAACCTAACTCAACACGCATTATAGCTTCTGATTGATCTACGTCCATTTCTCTCGCAGCGTTTAGTGCATCTACTTGAAGTTCAATAATATCTAGTTCGTCTTCAGCTTCTGCCACCGCGCTAAACTCTTCATACATTTTACCTCTTAACGGGTGGTATAATGAAAGTAGTTTTTGTAGGTTTTGTTTTTCTTTAGGAACTTGCAAAGATCCATTTTTAAACATTATATGCCCTAGTGTTGATTCTCCTTTTTGTTCTGAAACAAAAGGTGAGTCTTGATTAGTTGCATATCTTAATTCTTTTTGCACACCTGTTTTAGCGTCAAAATAAATTAAAGCATGTTTTCTTGTATGCCTACTGGGAATAGTTAATGTTAAAGGTGATTTATTTCCTTTTAAATAATAAATTCTATCTTTAATTTCCCATTCAGGTTTGTTTGGTTTTTGTTCTACAGTTTTAGCCTTAACTGTTTTTTGAGGTGCAACCTCAGTTGTTTCTACTGCTTTAGCTTCTTTAGCCATGATATAATAAAATTAAATAGTTAATAAGGGTAAGTGTTACCCCTGAAATTACATCAGGGGTAAGTCTTACCTATGTAATTATGCTCCTTTGAAAATGACAAAGTTGTTAGCACCTTGAGTAATCAAACATCTTTCAGATAGGAAGTTTACTTCCATTGCATCAAGAGTTGAAGTATAAGCACCACCAACTGAACCAGTCAACCAAGTCTTCATACGACGATCATCACTTTGTGATGCTCTATATCGCACGTGCAAGAATGGACGACGGATGTTAGAACCAAGAATTTGGTCATATACAGTTGAAGTACCAGCAGGAACTAATACACCTTCGACAGAACTAATTCCATCAATAGCGCCACGAGTTGAAGCATCGTTTAGATATTTCCAGTCAGTTTTATAGAAGTCATAAGAACCTCTACGGAAACCACTAAAGCCAAGGTTTAATGCCATGTCTTCAGAGTTTTCAAACAAACCATAAGAACTACCACCTTGGTAAGTTCCGGTAGCAGGTGATCCTACTCCAGCTAGCATATCATCAAAATCTAGAGATGTTTGGCGATTTAAGAAAAGCATGTTTTCTTCAATAGCGCCTTGAGTATCTAGGTTTTTAAGGATAGCATCAAAATCAGCTAGACCATCAGCTGCAGTAAATCCTACCATTTTGTTACCACGATCTTCGATAGCAGCAAATAAACCTTGCGTGCCAGGAAGTTTGCTAGCTTGGTAGTTACCAGCACCAGCGTTGGTATTTAATTCACCTTCAACTAAAGCCATTTCTAAGTAATCTTCGAAACGTAGACGAGTTTCAGACTCAGCTTTTAGATACCATAGATATCCAGAAGTTCCGTCTTCAGTCGCTACTTCCACCCAACCAATCTGCGCAGTATCAGAACCTGATACAACGTATTGATTACGAATAATTACTGGAGAGTTGGCATATTGTTGTAGCTGTGGAGTTACACTTACACGTGAAGCTGAGTTACCAACACCAGTACCAATTGAAGTACCTTTAGTATAGTCAGATCCATACACAAAGATTTTCAAATCAGTCGCTGAAGCAAACACAGTTTGTACGTCTGAACCTCCATAAAGCTGTACAGCGATATGACCGGCATCAGCAAGAGTACCACCGTTAGCAACAGGTACATCAGTTACAATACCCTTAGCTTCACCACCGTCTGAAACGTCCATAATAACGATAGTATCGTTAATAGAAATTACGTTTACTACGGTAGTTCCGTTTACAGTTGTGAGGTCTAAGTGTGTTGCGTTAGCTAGGTTTGCAGCTACAGCTGTGTAAGAAATATGTAGTCGGTTTTGCTCAGACCAAATAACTTGGTCAGATGTCATAGGCATTTCAGCGCCTACCATTCTTAAGAATCCAGATAGTGTACGGTTACCGTAACGCTCTACTTCTTGTTCGTAAATTTCAGGTAGATATTGCTGAGCAAAGTCATTACCTGAACCGTCGTTAAACTTTAGATAATTGCTATCTAAAATTTGTTGTTTTTGAGATGGTACTAAAGTACCAAATGTTGGAGTTAGTGTTCCAGCCATTTTAAATAATTTTTATTAATTAAACTTTTTAGTTTTGATTTTTAATTTTGAAGAATCAAGACCGCTAACAGCTTTTACTTTTAATCCATTAACAAACACATCACCAGAAGCTGTTTGCCTAGGTTCTGTACTTATGTTTTTAGATTTAGCCATAACATCTTTAACTGCATCGGCTTTGCCTTGCTCATAAAAATGCTGTGCTATAGTATCAGCGTTTCGCGCTGCGTATAAAGCTTTGTGGTAGCCTTTAGCATCTTGTATTTCTCCTTTGTCATTTAAGAACGTCTTAATAAAATTTGAAATATCAGATTGTTGCTCTCCTACCTGTGACGGGTTTTTAACACCATACCTAAACTTCTTATCACTAACATTAAAATCAAAACCTTTGAAATCTTCGTTAAGTAATTGTTTAGTTTTTTGTTTAAAAACTTCGTGCTTAGCTTGATTCGTATCTTGCTCTTCGTTGTATCGGTTGAAAAAGTCTGTAGCTTTTTGTTGGTCTTGAGTTACGCCCGGTCTCAACTTGATCTCGTCGTAGTATTTACTCTTTAAGCCTTCAAGAAAGTCTTTAGCTTTTGCAGCCTCCTCTTTAAACGCAATTTTCTTTTTGCGTATATCTTTTGGTTCATCTATATCTTCATCAAAATCAAAGTCTTCTAATAAAAGACTTACATCTTCAGAATCTAAATGTGGTTTAGTTTGTTTATAATATTCTCTAATTAAAGATGTGTTATCAACATTGGTATAATCTGCATTAAGCCTAACATAGTCTTGTACAGTTCCGCCTGTTTCTTCCATAAAAGAAACTAGCTTTTCAATATTTTCAGGTAGAACTCTTTGCTCTTGCATAGCTTGCTCTACTTCTTTTGCTACTTCAGTTTGTTGTTCCTCAGTATCTTCAATGACAGTTAAAGGAGATTCTACTTCTTCGTCGGAGGTCCGTACTTCTTCAACCACTTCTTTGCTGTCGCCACTGTCTTTGGGCTCTTCGACAATAACATTGCTATCATCTGTCTCTTGTGTTTGAACGGCATCGTCTTCTTCTTTTATTATTACTTTAGTAACCTCTGGTTCTGTTTCTATTAAAGGTTCTTTAATATTAACCTTAGTAACTTGATCACTTGATTTACCTAAATTTTTAGGCTTTGAAGGGGTTTTTATTTTAAACTCTCCTTCTTGTTTTACTTCTTCTGACATAATATAATAGTATAAAATTAAAGGATTTTATTTTCAACGAGGCTCAAACTGTTCAAGTCCAAATCCTCCTAGTGAGTCAAATCCAGATGACTCAAAGTTTTTAGGTAGTTCATCGTTTTGACGCTGTGATATCATTTCTGATTGTTGCGTGCCTATAATTCTAGCACGCTCGTCTTTACGATCTTCTATTTCTTTTTCTTTAGATTTTTCAACATCAGCTCTAGCTCTTGCTAACTGTATATTGTAATTAAATTCTTCAGCCATTAACTCTCTTTTTATTTGAGCTTCTGTCTGCATGCGTTGTATTTCAAACTGTGATTTAGCTTGTTCAATACTAACTTTTTCTTGTGTAAGCGCTTGCTGTTTTTGAACTTCAGCCATAGCTGCTTGTTCGGCAGATTGAGCATTTGCTTGTGCTTGCGCCTGTATATTAGCTTGTTGTGCTTCTTGATCTCTTTCTCTTTTTTTCTTTTGACTTAGTTTAAGATATTGATTAGCAAGTTTTATATTACTTATCTGCCTAATATCAATAGCATCTTCTAAGCCAATTTGCCCTGCTTGTAAAGCTATTTGTATATTCTTTTCAAGCATTTGCTTTTCTTCTTCTTCAGGTTCAAGTTCTAAAAATATACCAAACTCATGCATGTTTAATTTACCGACCTCTGCAAGTGTTGCCACGTTGAATGAGTTTATAGAATTTAATAAAGCTTCTTTTAAAAGAGGAAAACTTAAAGCATCAGCAATTCTTAAGCTAATATTTTCTGCGGAACTAACTGTTAAATACATTAAAGACTGTAGTATGTGCTTGGTAGCTGTATTAGAAGCCGCCGCTGCTAGCTTTTGTAAACCTACTAATGAATCTTTAGCTGGTTGGCTACCGTCCCTAGCTTCGTTAAGTCCTGTCACGTCTCTAATCATTTGTAAATAATACTGATATGTTTGTATAAGAGCTTGTATTTTAGCCATACTAGACGATGTTTGCAATTCTTGTATTGGTACTTTACCTCTATTAGGATCACCATCCTGTGTCAAACTTCTACCGACAATACTACCAGTTTGAAAGTACATATTCAAAGCTTCTTGAGCATTATAACTTGTACCATTACCAAGGTCTACCTCTGCTAAACCATCCACGTCTACAAACACACCATCGGGCACTGTTCGCGCTAGCACTTGTTGTATTTTTAAATGTGTAAGCTGTATCATGTCCGCAAACCCAATACATTTGCTAACTAAACTTTCTATACGACCTTTATACATCCGCGGAGCAGATATATTGTAGTTCATTTTAACTTTAGTCTGGTTGCTATACGGTCTTGTCATGTTTTCAGACAATTCCCACTTAAGCATTTTTTCGTGTCCAAGTATTTTAGCGCCACTATATAAAACTTCTATAGCTCTATGAACTCTATCAAAGTTATCGCTTTCAGGTGGATCAAACGTGTCTGGCTTTTCTAAAGCTTTTTCAAGACCTTGATCTGTTTGTTTTATTTTAAATACTTGATTTTCATAAGTTTTATATTCAAAATACAACACTTGAATTTGACTTTGCTGATCGTCTTGAGCGTAATAATTACGAGTGTAATTTACATTACCCGGATATTTTTGTATTTCTTCTAAATCAGAATCTGTTAAATAAGGAAATTGTTTTTTAATCTCTTCAAGAGTAACGCTTTTAACTTCACCTACGTAATATATATCTTCAAAATTAGGGTCTTCAGTATATGAATAAACTAAATTAGCAGGATCTACATAATTAACAGTAATACCATTAGCTAAATTAAAATCTGTTTTAACAGCTGATATACCTATAACGGTTAAATCATAAGCCAAGCGTTTTTTTACTTCTTCGTATTTATTATAATCAAAAACATTAGATATAGCTTCTTCTTCAGCTATTTCAATAGCTTGCTTGTAATTCAATTGAATATATAAATCTAGTTCTTCTTTACTCTCAGGAAGATTTGTTGGATCTGATGTATAAGATAAATCAGCTCCTAAATTCTGTTGTATAGATTCCAAAAGAGGTTTAGCGTTCATATCTCTAAGTATATTCGCTGTGTAATCAGTTCTTTCTTTTAAAGCATAAGGATCTGACGCAAAAGATTTTATTTCATAACCCTTGTCTGTCATACCATTTACAACAATATCTACAAACTTAGATAATACAGCTACTGGTTTCCAGTCTAAATTTAAATAAGATAAATCACCATTAATAGATAATTCATCTTTGTACTTTGCTACAGATTGTTCGCCTCTAGCATATAGTCTTAATCTATGAAAATCTTGCCAACTATTACCAAAACGGCCTCCGGATCCTAAACCTCTATCGCCTCTAAACCATTCGTTTTCTATAGCTCTTCCTACAGCTAAGCCATAATCATATGTCTTTTTCTCTGCGTCTGGTACTACCTGACTTGGGAAAGAACTATTAACATTAGTGTAAATCATCTATTTTATTATTTTTGAAATATTGCCTTTATTATCATATTTTTTAAATGATAAATTAACAGCCTGTTTTTTTGATTTATAAACTGGTGTATATTTGTTTTTGTTACAAGCCATTATAGCTAAACCAGAACTAATAGAAGCATCGTGTTTTGTTCTATTGTTTATATTAAACTTAGCCCAGTCTTCTAACGTTTCTTGAAAATACATATTACCATACATAGTTTCTTTAAGCCCAACGTGGTCTTCTATATAAGATTCTATAGCAGCGGCGTGAGCTTGCTTAATATCTTCTGATGAGTTAGGTATTCCACCTATCTCTCTTTCTGCTACAGACAGTTTTAATTTATCTGGTCTGTTCATTGAGAAAGCTCTGTAACCTCTACGTTTTAAATAATATAAAAGTCTAGGTTTATTATTTTCTGCTAATATTGGCATGCCATAGAAATGCAAAGCCATAAGCACATCTTCAAAGAATATCTCAGCTGTTGGAGGTCTTGATATATATTCTAAGAAAAACATATTAGCCGGTACGTTTTCCATAGAGAATTTTGTAAGTCCGTGAAGAGCTCCATTAGATCCTCTATTATCTACTGTACCCGATATATCGTATGAGTCACATCCAAAAGCACCACAGTGCTCGTTACCAGGATATTTAACTCCATTCTTTATTATTACACGATTTTGTAATTGTATAGGTGGAACCCATGAAACTAAGAATCTACCATTTTTATTTGGCATAAAGTTAACAACAGTATCTTTTATACCACCTTGCCAAGAAAAGTTACCTCTTGTTACTAATTTAGAGTTATCAGACTCGTCGTTATAATCTATCTGTTCGTATATCTTAGTTAGATTAAATAAAGATTGTTTTGTCTCATCTCTAAAAGCATGTTGCTCTGTTCGGGGAAACTGCCTATAATATTCATTTAAACTATCTTGATCACCTTTTAAACCATCAACTTCATTTTCCCAATGGTTTATAACCCCTACTTCAATTTGTAATCCGTCTGCACCTTCAACTGATTTTGCCGGCGTATCAAAGACAGGGTGTCCATAAGTATCAATGAATCCTTCGTAATTCCACTCCATAGGTATGAACAAAGAATATAGTCCTGAGCTAGTCTGTCCGTTGCGGTTTCTTTTTGTAACGTCTGAAGCATAGTATAATTTTTTAAAGTTTTCACCACCTTTGTCTAAAGCGTTTGAGGTTGAACCCATCATACACTTACCTACAATTCTGCTACCCAACCTCAATGTGGTTTTTGTAACCCTCCAGTTGTTTAATATGTTATCAGGTCTTTCCCATTTACCTGATTCATCGTGTACAAGCAGTTTTAGTTTTTCACCATCATAACTGTTGTCACCTGTATTTTTCCAGTCAATAGTTGTGTCAAGACCTACAACTTCATCAGGTGTTTCACCTTGATCCAGCTTTCTACGAGTTAGCTTTGATGCTGGCACTCTGTATGCTAGTTCTGTTTTTGGACGATCCATACCGTCCTGTATTGGTTTAAAAAAGAAAGGGTAGTTGATTGATATCGGTACTACCTTATCTGTGAACATTTTTTTAGCATCAGCCCCTGATTTTGATAAGATACCGAATCTTGAATCTGAACTGATTGTTGCCAGGTTAACAGTTTCGCCTGATGCCATGAATGAGAAACCTGATCGTCTGTTTTTGAGGTAGCACATACCGTAGCATCTTTGATCTGCTTTGCAAGCTTCCCAGAATATAAAGAATAATCTGTTTGACTCCCTAAAGTCTGCTGCCCCAACATCAATCTTACTCCACTGCAAGTACATGTAGTGAGTGCCAGTGAGATAAGTAGCAACACCTTTGTTATTGAACCAGTGACCCTCATCACGACGCTTGAACTCTTCGTCAATATACTCATACCATCTTTCTTTAAAGTGCTCCGGGTATTTATTCCACTCAAATACACTTTTTATTTTATTTAATTCTTTAGGATATTCTTCTCTAGACCATTTGTCCTTGTCCTTATTTAGTTTACCTTTAAAAGGTGGTAATGCTATTTTAAGGTTTTGTATTTCGTATACATCACCTATTTGACCAGTCTTACTTATAACTACTATATCGTGCTCTTTGTTATAACCGTACTCCCACTTTTTGCTTTTGTTATTTCTACTAACAACGTGAGGTTTTATATGATCTGTAAGTACAGTAAATAAGCTTTGATTGTACATTACTTAGATCTACCTTCTGCAAAACCCTGAAAGGATTTTTGCTTGCTATCGCCTGCTTTATCTTCAAGCATATTCTTTTCTTCTTCGATACGATTAAGTATTTCAAACGCATCAAATATAGCTAACTTTTTTGTTGCAGCCGCGTTCTTTAAACGATCAGCCGAGATGTCATCATCTGAATCTACAATAGGTTCTTTAGCTACCTTAATTAATTCCTCAACTGCTTTTTGCCCAGCTTGGATTATATTCAACTTGGTTTTCTTGGTGCTCATACTTAATTACAATATCATTTGATTTCATACAATAAAGCCTTTGGTCATTTACGATAAACTCAAACTCACTGCTAGGTGTAAACCCTACAGTATCTCCTTCGTTTATTCCCTTAGCTTCTAAGGACTTATTACCGTATTTTAGTACACCAATAAGCTTTTGCTCTTTATCGAGCTCTAGATCATTATTATTTTCAAGTGGCATAGCAAAGCATCTATCAGCAAACGCATACCATTTGTATATTTTTTTATATAAATATATTTGATCTATTTGACAAAAGTAAAGATCGTCTTTAAAATATTTACTACTATTAACTTCTTTACCTTTCATATTATAATACCTTCTAAAGATATTATGGTGAACTATAATTTCATCACCCTCTTCTATAGGCGTATCAAAAGCAAGTGGTGTAGAAATTACAATAGCTTTGTTATTTACAAACTTATGTTTTTCGATACTAGTATTTAGCAAAAGCTCTTTGCCATCTACATCTATAGAATTATCATAAACCTTACCAACAGGTTTTATGATAAAATCATATATGCTTTTCATTAATATTCTAAATCATATTCAACAGATATAGCCATGTTAGAATTAAACTTCTTCCATGGCAATACCTCGTTGTTTTTCTTTATATGAATATTATAAGAACTATCATGGTCCTCAAATAAAATGTGCGATATTTCGTGACCGCCATATACCTGCTGACCCACCGAATAATGCATCGCATCGTTTTTATAATCAGAACCAATACTGATTTTTCTTATAACAGAATCCATTTTAGTCTTCTGATTTAACAACAGCCATCTCACTGTCGTCTTCGCTTTCTATAATTGTATATTCACCCGTCTTAAGATCAATACTTATATTACCGTATTCTTTTTCAAGATCTTGTTTGGTCTTTTCTATACCTTCGTTTACAGTAGCTATCTTATGAAGCAATGAATGCTTGTTAGCTTCTAAAGCTCCTATTTGGTTTAATAGTCCGCCTAACTCTTCTTGTCGTTTAACAACTGATTCTAGTTGCTCGTTTGTAATTTTTGCCATTTGATTTGATTTAATTTAATTTATATTTAATTACTTGTCTTTATTATTACTTATTTTTTTACCTTTTTCCCACGTACGACCCACAAAATAAGCACCATACACAGTTATTAATAGCGACTGGAATATAGGTATATAATCCTCTGCTATTGAAAACTCTCCTATGTTACCATCAAAAAATGCTAATACAGAAAATATAAAGGTAAGGTATATAAGAACCATTGGCCTTATATTCTTAGACAAGAAGGAATCGGACTTCATATCCGACTCCCATCTCGCTGTTACCTGGTCTTGAGCATCTTTATCTGCTTGCTCTAGCAGCTCTTCAACTTTTAGTTTAGCCTCGAGTCTTTCTTCATCAGTAGTTACTAGATCATCTATTACTTGACCTATATCTTTAATGAGACCTCCAGTTATAAGTTGAAGAATTTTTTTCATTTTTTGTTAAAAAAATTTATTCTTTGATTAATATTTGAATAACCCGCGTTTTCAGGAAGTTTTATTCTTTCAGATGGTTTAGAAAAACGAGAATGTTGTTCAAATAAATCTGTAACGCTTGCCCCCGCCTCTTTTCTTTTGTTATATTCTTTCTCATCTATAGGCACCCTGTTTCTGTCGGATATGTTTGCGAAGTTACTTGAGCTTCTTAGATCAGTTTGACGCATTCCGCGATCTGTTGGTGTTAAGCTTGTTTCATCTTGCATCCAATTCCTTTTATTGTACTCATCATATCTAGCTTTACTTCCAATAGGTAAATCTTTCATTTTTGTAGAAGTACCATCTTTAGGGTCGGTTTGATAAAGAGCTGACATATAGGCTGATGAACCTTCTGCCATATATCCTACTGCTTTGTTTCCGGCAGATGCTTCCATATGTCCTACCGGTTTTTTGTTATATCCCATTGTTTTTGTTTTAATTATTTATTTTAGCGACGTGCTTTTGGTCTTTTTCTAATAGTATTATCTATAGTTCTTACTACAGCGTTATCATACAGATTAATATCTTGAATTTTTTCTCCAACAAAATCACCAACATCACTCACCCCTCGTGTTATTCCTCTTAAAGCGTCTCCAGCTCTTGTTGTACCGTATTTTTCTTTGTATGATTTTTTCTTTTTCTTTTTAGATTTTTTTTGCCTAGGAGCAGTTAACACGACTTCTTGTAAATTACCACCTAGCTCAGAAACTTCTCTATTGCCATTAGTAGCTGCTTCTATTTCCGACTCTAAAACATATCTTTTTTCACCATCTTTATCTAACTGTTTCATAGGTGAATGACCCATTTGCGTCACGCTATTCATATATGCAGAAGACCCTTTTGCCATATATCCTACTGCTTTGTTTTTCATTGGACTTTTCATAAATCCAACTGGTCCTTTTTTATATCCCATTTTTATCCTTTTAATTGTTTATTTGCAAATAATCTTTTATAAGTAAGCTTTGTGTTCATATCACCCTTAAGCTTGCATATAAGAATATTTTGATCTTTTAATTTATATTTAACTGTAACAGTGTAACCATTGTTTTTATTAAAAACTTTAGTTGTAAAAGTATTTTTAGTTTTTTTAATTATAGTCTCTTCAATTGTCGTGCTGTTAACAGTGTTAACATTAACCACATCTCTAACGCCGTATTCACCTTCGTAAATAACAACTATATACTTTGACTTAGGTGTTACCCATGATCCTTCAAAAGACTCTTGTGCGTAAATAAACGCTGAGCTAAAGCAAAAAGCAATAGCTAATATTATATTTTTCATTATATTTTATTTAATTAAATTATTACTTTATAGGTTTTTCAATAACGTATTTAGCCCCTGGAAACGTGTAGTCATATCCTGGGTACATAACCTTAGCGTAACCTCTATCGTCAATGCCTAGCACTTTAAACTCAACGCCTTTCATTGTTATTTTATTTCCAGGTATTATATTGTAAGGCTTATTAACATCTGGACTATTTTTTAAATAACCTTTTTTAGAAGTTTTCATTATGCGTTATTGTAAGCTTCTTTTTCCCAAGGCAAATTCTTTGCCCCTTCTTTAATACTCGAGCGAGGTATTTTTTTACCTTTCCAGTATACATATTTATCGTCATAATCAAGATCACCTCTACGCATTTGGTCTATATGAACCATTTCGTGGTTTATAACTTCTTGTATTTTACCACACGGCACATCTTTGTTTATAATAATCGTACCGTTATTATTAGCTTTTCCTAACACACCGTCCTCCATATCTACGTGATAAACAGGAGTATTGTCTATTGAAAATGGTGGTGTTAATTTAAAAGCCATATTATTTGTTGTAAGGTACTTTATCGTTAAACCAAGCCTGTCTAGCAGAGCAACCGCAAGGAATATTCAAACCCTCTGAAACTTTATCTACAATAGTTTTTATACCAGTAGCTTTAGTAAATTTCGCTATGTCGTCTCCTAATCCTCTTGATTTCATTACCATTTTACTTTATCAGCCCAGTAAGCTGCAGACATTTTACCTTTTTTAATATTCTTTGCGTGACGAGCTTTAAAACTAGCTCTACGCGCTTTAGACTTAGCGTCTGTTTTTTTACCAGCAGTGCTAACACCTTGCTGACCAAATCGTATAATCTTTTCTTTACCTGCAGAACAGGCTTTAACTATATGCGATTTAGTTTTATGATCTGGCGTACGCCGAGGTTTGTTACACTTAAGTGTTTTCTTATCAGTTGCCATATGTCCAAATTACATTAGGTGATTTACTATTATCAATATCTATATGAATAAAAGTATCACCAATACCTATACGGTCTATACCGTGTTCCATTAATTCTCTTACAAGTTCAAACCTGTATCTACTGTCTTTGCAAGCTATATCAACCGCTAGACCTTTTAAATGAGATGAGTTAGGTTTCCCACCTACTTTTTCGTTGTGTGCTGGAGTGCGATAACCTGAAGTTATAACGACAGGTTTACCAAGCTCAGCTCTAACACTTTCAAGTATAAGCATAAGATCTTTACTCATCATTTGCCCGCTACCTTGTACGTCAGGCGAATCGAACTCTTCGTAAGTAAAATACTTAAACATTATTTTTTATTTTTAAGCTGTATCCACTTGTTTACAGTGTAACCAATAGTTACCACTAATAATAGCAATTTTAAACCCATCTCTATCTCAGCAAATGTTGTTACTCCTAATGTAGTTGTGTTTATAGCGTAAAGTTTAAAATCGTTAAAACTCATCTTACAATCCTTTTGCTCGTTGCGTAATTGGCCCTGATTTGTAGCTGCAAGGATATTTTTTTACCTGCATACCCGCAATACCAGAACTACTACCTTTACCCATTGGAAAACCAGTGGTGTCTAATGGCCCGTCCCAAACATGCGACTCACCTACTTGTCCTTCTAGCGTGGGCTTTCCTAGTAATTTACTTATATTGTGATCCATAATTATTTATTTCTTTTATTGTATAATGCTTTTCTAGCAGCTTCCAAACTACCATATTGTCGTATAGCGTTAGCTTCATATAAAGAAGCTTTTTTGTAATTATAAGTAGGATCTTCATTTATACTCAATCCAGTAGCTGCGTTATAAATTCTATTTGAAACATCTGGATTACCCGTGTATGAGCTGTTATAAGCTGTAGTAACTTTAGGTTTATCAGTTAATGTTTTTAACATTTTTTTATCACCATTCTGCTTTTGGTTTAAAGGCGACATGTTGTTTGGTGATTCTTCATAACCTTCGGTTCTAGCTTTTATAACATCAGCTTGTGTAATTTCACCATCACCTGTTTGATCTGTAAAAAACACAGGTGCTTGCGCTCCCATAGACATTTGTCTTTGCAAAGGTGTTCCATACATTATACTAGCAGCGTTACTTGCATTTTGATTAAACACAGGTTGAGCCGTACCCATTTGATTTGCTGTCATAGGCGGTTGCATTGTCATCTCCATACCAGTTAATGGGTCAATCATTTTTAAAGGATTTTTGTGGTCCATATTATCTTTCTTTATCTTTGTTTACGTTGTACACAGAGGTTATTAATACTTTATCAGTATACGTTTGTCCGCGCATTATCTTGTTTCGTCTTTCACTAATTGGAATATCTTCCTCGCCAACCATAATCTTATACATAGTATTGATTAGCCTTTTACATTTAAACGAAACTTTGTATATATTATACTTCTGCGTCGTCCTGTTTCTTTCACGCCATACTACTATCCAACCTTCTTTCAGAAGCCTGTTCCATCTTCTGTTATCCCAGCTAAATGAGTAACATCCCATTTCAAAATCTTTTTTAGTGAAATGTTCCATGCAGTCTAAGTATATTAAAAGCTCTAGCTCTGCATCGTTTAAACCGTTATTTCTACAAGCCCATTTGCGAATTATCCGATAGTGTTTTAAAATGTTTAAATCTTTAATATCACTAGCTTCTAGTCTTCGCCTCATAGTATTACAACAACGTCTTGTAGTTTTATAACGTGAAACTTTTCTTTTTCTATTTCTATGCCATGCCCAGCGTGACGATCGAAATATATTTTATCACCATCTTTTATACCTACAATTTCATCACCAGCGTTTAATACTTCGGCTTTTCTGTAACGTATATCTTCTCTATGGCTTTCAGCAAGAAGCAGTCCACCTTTTGTTTTGGTGGACACTTCTTTTTCTATTTTTATAATCAAGTTCTTACCTACTGCTTTCATCTATTCTTAAATTATTGATTACACAATCTGTTGAAAGAATAGTGGTAGCTACTGATGCCGCGTTTCTAAGCGCAGACTTGGTAACTAGCAAAGGATCGATAATACCTGACTTAATCATATTTACCATATTTCCTGTAACCACATCTAATCCTTTGCCTTTTACCTTAGGCATTTCATACGTTTCAATGCCGGCGTTTTTTAATATAGTTTTAAACGGAGCTTGTATGGCTTTCAAAAGTACCTCTTCGCTTTTACTCTTAGGTTTAATCTTTAGCGAAGCATTGAGTAAAGCTATACCACCACCAGGTACTATACCTTCTTTAATAGCAGCTTTAGTAGCGCAAACAGCGTCTTCAACCCTGTCTGTCTTTTCCTTTAACTCAATTTCTGAATTAGCACCTACTTTAACAATAGCCACTTTAGCAGAAAGTCTTGATAGTCTTTTTTCTAACTTAATTATAGCACCAGCATTTTTTGTATTTGCTATGCGATCTTTAATTTCTTTTATAAGGTTTTCAACCTCTTCGTTATCTTTAGTTACTTGTAGTATAGTATCATTTTGACTAGTTACACTTTTAATACAAGTACCTAACATATCAGGTGTAATCAAATCAACATCATCACCAAGGTCTTCATTTATAACAGTGGCTCCAGTTAGCAGAGCTAAATCATTTAATGTATCTTTTTTATTAACACCATACGTAGGCGCGTTGATAACATTTACTTTTATATTACCCTTTGTTTTATTCATAGCTAAAGCTGATATAACAGCTTGTTCACAGTCAGCTATAATGAGTAAAGATTTATTAGATTTAATAACGTACTCAAGTACGCTTTGTATTTTTCTAATACTTTCAACTGGTGACTCTACAAGGAGTATCAGTGGATTTTCAAGCTCAGCAGTTTTAGATGATTTACTTGTAACAAATGCCATATTAGTAAGACCTTTGTCATATTCAACTCCATCAACTATTTCTACTCTTGTATCGCTTTCAGCTGTTTGTTCCATTGTAACAATACCAGTTTCATCTACACCTCGGAAAGCATCAGCTATAATACTACCTAGCTCTGAGTCGTTATTTGTAGATATAGTAGCTACTTGATCTATCATATTTCCAGAAACTTGAACAGAGTTTTCTTCTAAGTGCTTTATTACTTTATTAACAGCGTTGTTAATACCAAGCTTCATGTTTCTAGAACCTTCATCGTCTAGCACTTCATAAGCTTCTGTTAAGATTGAGTGCGCTAGTACCGTAGCCGTTGTTGTTCCATCGCCAGCTTCTTTGACGGTTTTTCTAGCAGCTTCCTTTAAAAGCGTAGCACCCATATTTTCTACTGGGTCTCTAAGTATAATAGAGTTTGCAACTGTTACACCGTCTTTTGTAATTACTGGCTGGCCGGTGTTATCTTCCAGTATAACACATTTGCCGCTAGCCCCAAGTGTGGAGCTAACAGCTTGTGTCAATTTATCAATACCTTTAAACACATTGGTGCGGGCTTCGCTACCAAAGTTAAGGTTTTTAACTATAGCGTCTGACATTTATTTGATTTGATTAGATTATATTATTTTATTTATTCAAACGTCTTAACGACTTGTGGTCCGCGTAAGTAACCAAGCTTTTTTTCATAGTGCGCTATTGATGCGTCTATTGCTTGCTCAGCTCCTTCGAGGGTTTCGCGTCTCGTTACGTCGATCCAAGAATCTTCTTTTTTTGGATCTAGGTATTCTGTTTGGTAGAAACCGTTTGGTAGCTGGACTATACGCCAGTGTTTCTTTTCAGATACATGCTTCCAAAGGTTGATGGTTTCTTCACTTATTTGTGGTTGACTACTCCACGATTGAGTCTGGTAAAATAGTGTCATTGGTTTTGGTTTTAAATTACTATTTGGTTTGCCATTTCCCTGGCCGGGTATATTCTATATACTCACTTGGTTTTAGTGATTTTTACTTAATCTGCTATTGTCATAGTTACAGAAGTCGGATTTATTTCTAAATCAATAGCTTGCTGTATACCAGTTTCTATAGAAGTCACTTGCTCTTCACCCATAGCTTCTTTAGTCCAGCCAACTACTATTTCGTTTGTTAGTTCGTCAAAAGGGATAAATTCACTTTCAGGATCTAAAGGTACAGTCTGCGTACCGATACTAGTTGATTGATATGGGTTTCCTTCTGGATCAAGCTCATCTGAAACTCCCGTTACTATCCAGTGTACATTATACACTACATCTGTTTCACTACCCTCTGTTGGATGTACATCTACTGTTTTACAGTTCCAATTATATACTGTTGCCATTTTTGTTTAGTTTATATTTATTAATTACTTATTTTATTGGTTTTCTAAAGTTTGTATTTTTGTTTCTAAACTTTTTATTTTAGCATTTAGCTCTTTTACAGAGTTTATTAAAGCAAAAGTTAATGCGTGGCTATCAAAGTTATAAAGTTCTGTATCTTCTTCGTCTTCTTCATTTAGTTTAGCATTATATTTTTTAACCGTTTCCGGCATTACGTCTTTTATTTCTTGCGCTATAACACCAATATTGTTTTTGGTTGTAGCGTCAAATCCAGCTTTTCCGTTATAATCAAAAAGCTTAGGCTCTATTTGCAATAGCTCTTGAAGCCCTGTTTCGTAAGGTCGTATATTAGTTTTTACTCTTTCGTCAGATACTACAGTCCAAGAGCTTGAGGTTGGTTTTGCGGCTGAATTGGTAGATAACTGTAATTGGTATTGCGGGCTGGTTGTTCCAAGCCCCACTCTTCCAAAAGAATTAATATAAATTGAACTACTCGTACCTTTATTTATTGTAAGAGTATTACCAAAATTAAGTTTTGTTTGTCCGCTATAGTCATCGTATTCTAAAAAAGCATCTTGGTTTGCATAAGAAAGAACACCGTTATTACCAAAATAAATACCTGATTTTCCAAACGCACCAGTGTTTAAATTAACAACCGCATTACCGCCATACCCACTTCCGGTAGCGGTTTGTATTCTAAATTCTTCAGTACTGCTGCCGGAGTTAGATGCACTACCTATATGAAGCTTAACTGTTGGTGCGGTAATCCCAATCCCAACGTTGCCAAAACCGTCAATTCGCATGCTTTCGCTAGAGCCATTATTTCGAAAAAACCTTATGGGTTTACTCGTCCCGTTAGTTTGCACAACACCTTCCCCCGAGGTGTTTGTTTTTATTACAAAACTACTAGTTGCATCTGTTAAAGTTAGACTAGGCGAGCTACCAGTAAGAAGTATATCATCTACAACTGTTAGTTTAGACGTAGGGTTCGTCGTTCCAATCCCCACTTTGCCGCTTCGTAAAACCATAGTTTCTACAGCGCTTGTTGTTTCAAAGGCCATATAACTTGTGCCACCGCTAGTAGATTTTATTTTTAAGCCTTGGTCAAATGCTGTATTGTTATAAGCGCCTGTTTTAATTACCCAATCATTTTGGTTTGCGGCGTATACTATAGGTGTTATATAAGCGCTACCATTATACACGTGAAGTTTTTCACTTGGATTACGAGTCCCAATCCCAACTTCTCCAGATGTACTTAAAAACATTCTGCTAGTGGTAGCAGACGTATTTGTTGATTTATTGTCTACTCTAAAATCAAGACCCCAGCCGCCGTCTGAAGTAGTTTGTGTTATAGCGGCTGTGCCGTGAGTAACACCGCCGTCCCAGCGCCTGAAATCTAACACACCCGCGGTACTAGTACCCATTCTTACGCCTATGGTGTTTGTGCCTCCCCAAACATAATTTGTCTGTTCTGTTGCAACGTAATTGTCATTACCTTTTATAGTTAATTTTTGGTTTGGGTTTGTTGTGTTAATCCCGACGTTGCCCTTTAGCTGTGTTGTAACTATACTGTTGTTCCCAAGCACCGCTGTGTTGCTACCAAGGCCAATAGCGTTATAACCTATTACTATTTGGTTTGTTTGGTTATCACCGCCTGCATCAGAATCAGCTCCTATAAAAACAGAATCATTAGCTGTTACAACATTATTATTACCGCCTCCATATTTTTGCCCAGCAGCATACCCCACGCCTACGTTTCTTCGCCCGCTCGTTATTTTGTTTAATACTTCTTGGCCTATTCCTGTATTACCGCCAGAACTTGTTGAAGATTGAAGACTGTTAAAAGCACCTTGGCCTATTGCTGTATTGGAATCTGACTGAGCTTGATATAAAGCGCGGTAACCGACAGCTGTGTTGTTGCTAGAATTTGTAGTAAAAGCCATAGTTTGGTTACCAACCGCAACATTAAAATCCCCGTCAATGTTGTCGCGCAAAGCTTGGTTGCCTAAAACAGAATTATAATTACCTGTTGTAGTATCTTGCATTGCAGCATGCCCAACAGCGGTGTTATATTTAGCACTTGTATTGCTTCTAAATGCAGATGGCCCAATAACTACATTTCTATCACCTGTTGATGTTGAACTTTGGCCAGTGTTGGAGTCACCGATATAAAGACTTGAATTTGCGCTATTAACTATAACTACTCCTTCTATTTTGGTATTGCCTACTACGTGCAGCTTATGCGCTGGACTCGTCGTTCCAATTCCGACGTTGCCTTGACCCCCCGCTCTCATGAATTCTTGTCCGCCTTCAGTAAAAATCAACCAATCATTGTTTCCAACAGCTAACTTTCCATCATCTATAAATTGTATGTTTGTGCTATTTTCACCAATTTTTATTCCGTTAAAATTTGATCTTGCGCCGTCAACATGAAGTATATCCGCAGGTGCGGTCGTACCAATCCCGACGTTGCCAACAGAATTAATATACATTCTAGAGCCACTACTTCCGCTTTCTAAGTTTAATGTAGCGCTAAAGTTAAGTGTAGTTGCATTACTGCTGTCTGCATATTTCAAATAAGCGTCTTGGCTAGTATATGTGCTTTGATTTCCAAAATAAATACCTGAAGTTCCAAATGCACCAGTAACTAAGTTAGCAATAGCGGTACCACCATTACCAGAACTTGTTCCGCTTTGTATTCTAAATTCTTCTGTGGTCACACCACTCGTTGATAAAGTGCCTATATGAAGTTTAGTTGCAGGATTAGTAGTACCAATCCCGACGTTGCCTCCGCCAGTAATAGTCATTTTGTCAGTGTTATTAGTTCTAAATAAAAGAGAACCGTTTGACATATTTGACAGATAAGCGTTAGTTGAAGAAAAAAACAACATGCCTACGTTAGTGCCATTTTCAACCCATCTTATATAAGGGTTTGCGTTTGCTTCTATTTTTAAAACCTCACTAGTAGCTCCTCCTTGTATATGCAAAGGAGCTGTTGGCCCAGTCGTCCCAATCCCGACGTTGCCTGTAGAATCTACAACTAATCTATCGTTGGATCCTAAGGCTGAACTTCCTGATATTTTAAACTTATCACTATCGGAATTGTCCACACCTATAGCAAATTTGCTAGAATTACTTAGCTGAAAATTAATTTGCGAGTCACCCGTCGAAGTATTGTTTATCGACATCCTAGCCTGCGTATTGCTGCATTCTATTAAAAAATCTGTATCAACTTCCGAAGACGATACTTGCAGGGGCACTCGTGGTTCTGTAGTCCCTATACCAACCCTATCATTTATTGTATCTACATATAAAACACTACTGTCTACAGCGACATCATTAAGAAATTTAATTGGCATATTATTTGATTATTTTATTATTATCCTACGTATGTAAGTAATACTTCGTAAGCACCGTCAGATATTGAACCTACAAATTCAACACTTAAATTCGCGCCTGATCTTGTTACACCCTGCGTATACTGTTTCACCCGCAGAACTTATAACTTCGCACTTAACATCTATAGCGCTAGCACCTGCGAAAGAGTTAGTAACATTATAAGTAAATGTTGTTAAACCACCAGCTTGACTACCACCTGTTAGTGAGACTCTATCGCCTAAAGCGCCTGTATCTACTGGAACTGCCCAAGTACCATCACCTCTAAGGAATGTGGTGCCAGCACCTCCTGCTGGTACAATACCCAGTGTAGAACCTCCTGCGTATATATCAGAAGAAACAAACCCGTTTGCTGTAACATTAAAGTGAGCGGAGTTAAAACCAGCAACACCTTTTTGAGTTGCGCCATCTGTAGCTCCTTCACCCGCTACGTTTTGATCTGCTATAACAACAGTGTAGTCAGATAGTGAAGGACTAGAATTAGCAGCAATATTAGAGTTGGCAAATATAAAATCCCCAACCTCTACGTTTTCGGTAAAAAACGTACCTGCTGTAGTTACTACGTAAAAATCACCTTGATTTAAAGCGACGTTACTCGCGCCTGTTAAAGCCGGTGTATTTGTAGTTGCGTTATATCCTCCTTGAAAACCTCCAACTCCACCTACTTGAGATAATACATATTGTTTTGAAGCAGCGTCAGTATTAGCACTTGGTGTAGCAGGTACTGTTACTTGACCTGCAAAACTTGATTGACCTGCGCCGTTTACAGTGAGCGTGCCAGCTAAAGTAATACTATCGTCTAGATGAAACCTAGTTTCGCCTCCAGCATTCTCTGTATTTATATTTGTTCCACCTGTAAAATCAATTGTGTTTCCACTTTGTATAATTCTAGTACTACCGGCATCTGCTGCGGCTGACCACGTATAATCTTCAGCTGCTGGCAATGTTACTGTTTTAGTATTTACAACAGTTACGTGACCTGTGGTATTTGTGTTTACAGTATCTATAACTGTGAAGCTAGCACCATAAGCAGGTGAAACACTATTACTGTTATTTGTTCTAGTTGTATTGTCGTGGTTTAAAATTACATCCGCTGCGGTTCCAGCGTTAGTTAAGTAAGTTCCAGCTGTTAATGACTCTACACCGCCACCTACTTCTACCCAAGAACCGTTAGCATATACTTTTACTTTATCAGTTGCTGTGTTAAAATATAATTGCCCCTCGTTTCCAGATGCTGGATCTGATCCTAGATTTTCTACTCTTAGTTTTTCAGCTTGCGCGCCACCAGAAAATGTTATGTTATTTAAAAATGCTATTGCCATGTTGTTAGTTTAAGTATGCTTTACCCGCAAAAGGTGTTATAAAGTTCAATGTTAATCTATTACTGCTTATATAATTTATTTGAAAACCTAATATAGAAGTTTCACCCGTGTCTACTACTTCTACTGAAGGAAATTTTTTCATATTATGTGTTATATCCCAAACACTCGCCGCGACACCTTGTGTAAATATAAAAGTAGAATTAGCTATTATACTTTTCTTAAGATCCTCAAAAGATACACTTTTAGTTTCTATAGTATTTTCTTCTTCTATAGTCTTTGTAATAACAAAAGTATCGTCATCAGACAAGAATGTAGTAGGCGGATATGAATATATTATCGGCATGTGTCTTTTTATTTATGAAAGATCTACTACTCTATATAGTATATTTAACGTTATAGGTGAATCACCTTGAGTTACGGTAGCATTACTAGTGTTATACACGCTAAGAGGTAGATTAACCCCTATAGGTACATTTGCTATTTCAGGCTTCCAATACGTGTCTGCTGAAGCATTTAGCTGACCTACCGCTAGGTTAAACCCGTTTTCTTGAGATACAGGTGTTGTAGTAGTGATAGACAATTTATTACCAGTACCTATCCAGTTGTATGCTTGAGTACCAAAATCTAAATAAGCTATAAGAGAAACAACGTCTATAACCTTACCAGCTCCAGGCGCTGCTATTAGTTCTATATTGCTACCACCACCTGATAGTGATAACACTTGAGTAGCTGTCAATGTCACCGATACAGACACTAGCTTTGTTGTAATAAAAGCTGACAGCTGATCAATTGTAGCAGATTTCGTAGCATTCTTCTTGCTAGAATCTGACACAAGTACAAGATCACCACCTGATATTTCCTCTATTGCAGGGTATGAATAAATTATTGCCATATTTTCTAAATTCTTTTATATGATATATACTTACAGGAAAAAGTGAGAGTTTACAAGTGGTGTATATAGTGACAATAGCCCCTTACTCTATATACTTATAAGCCTAATGTCACCCCCTACTTGAAAAATCACGTTACAAATATAGGGGTATAGTGTTACCACTTAAAATATTGATTATCAACGATTTACAAAAACGATTTTTATTTTACCGGGCCCCCCAACTTTTCTACACTTTTTGTATATATCCAGCAGATTATCAATGTTTTACGTAGATATTTTAGACTTTTTACGCACTAACTAATTTTACTTATTTATATTTTACAGACAAAATACAAGTCAATTTGGATAATAATAATGTAAATAAAAAACTACTAATTATGTCAAATATTTTAAATGTCTTCAATGTAAAAACTAAATTTCAAATTAACTATTGTCACAATGAAAATTTATATGACTTTACAATATTAAATTCAAGTAATAATGAAATACTTTTCAATAATAAATATAAAAATATAATTGAAGTTAATAAAATAATTCAACAATACAAATAATTTACAAACAAAATACAAACTATTTTGGATAATATAAATGTAACTAACTAACAAACTAATTAGTTATACACAAAGAAGTGTAGTGTAATAACTACTAAACAAAAACTAGTACTAAATAAAACTACACTCTTTACAAACAAAATACGTTATCAACTGGATAATAATATAAATACTAAATAACAAATATAAATACTTAAATTCATAACTATGCAAAATTCAATTCAATCAAAACGCTTCGTCATTCGCAAATCTTTAATAGGTCAAAATACTATCATTGAAGTTACATTCAAAAATGGCAAAACTTTCAAATACAATCACGATAAAGCTTATGAGCTAATGTCTGAAAATCTTGACCACTTGTCTTGCTGGCTAAAGTATAACTCGTATACTTCTTCCACTTCAGTTCCAAAAGTACTTCAAAATACTGAAGTACTATAACTTGAAACAAACTGCTTAAATTCAGTATAACTAATGTCGTAGTTGAGCTATCGCCTTAGCGACATAAAATAACACGAGCATGCGATAACTAGTCACACTGGTAAATAGGTGAGTTCGATTCTCACCGTGACTACTACTAACTTTTTAAAATTACAATTATGACTATTACTAATAAAATACAAAAACTATATAACAAACTAGATTTTCTTCAAGACAATGACAGATGGGTTCAATACCATGAAGTGTACAAAGAAATAACTGAACTAGAAAGATTAACTTCTAAATAATTAACTATGAAATATATACTAACTTGCCCTAACGGTAAACAGATAGATATGTCAAGCGACATACTACAACAACTCGAAAGAAAAATAGAAAGACAAGAAGTCTTAGAAAGAATTAACTACTATAAATTAACTAACAAATGAGAAAGTTTACACACAAAGCTATCATAGCTATCACTTATGCAACTGCAATATCACTAACAACACTAGCATTATCTGGTATCGCTTGGGCTATATTTACCTTGTTCACCGGTGGTTTCGCTAACGCTGACTATGGTATTTACAAATAAAATACGAAACTCTTTGGATAATATAATAAACAACTAATATGAAACGTATAAACTACTACGACCACTTACACAAACTCGCAAACGAACGCTACAATACTAGCTACATAGCTGGTCTTACAAGCGAACAACGAAGCGAACTGATAAGTGATACTTTTAAAGCTATGCGAGAAAGACAGTTGTTAATTAACTTAAATAAAAATAAATGAAAGAATTTACTTGGAACGAAGAAACAATAGACTACTTCGCTGACCTATACGAATTAAACGGTTGGGCTCACGTAGCTCAAAGAGTACTAAGCTTTGTAACTCACGAATGTGACTTAGAAGACGGTGAAACTACTCAAGACTTATTTAATGACTTAATTGTAAAAATAGAAGATAAAATTAACAAAGAAGAATACGAATGGCTAGAAGCAAAACTACACGAAAAAGAACTCGACTAATCGTTGCAAAAATAACTCGAGCACAAATCGAAGCAATAGAGCGCGAATGGTATGAGCGTTATAACTCAGGTGTTCCACAATGGCAAGCAGAGTATTACAAATAAAATACGACGCTTACTGGATAATATAATAAACAAATACAAACTATGCAATCAATTAAATTCTTGTCTGATAAGACAATCAAGCTAAACGGTATCAAGTACAAACCTTACAACTTAGGTAACTTACCTCCAACGTTTGGCTTCAAACAAAGAGTAACAGGTGACGGTGATATCCAAGAAGGTATCTACCAATGGTTCAACTACAAAGGTTTTACTTATGTCGCCGAGTAACATGAAAGAACTGCTTGACTATGTAAAACAAGCAAAACAACAGCGAGCTGCGGAGCATAGACGTAAGTTTGCCCACGAAGGCAGGTGCAGTGGACTAACTGACAAAGAATACACTCGTATTGTACACAGTCAGAAATCTAGCTTCCCAAAAGTTAGAAAGTTCACTCACCATGCTATGTGGCGTGAAACTAGCAAACAATACTCAGTCGAACAACTAAAACAAATCAAGAAATGTACTATATAACTATACTTGACTTCGCGAACGGCTCGGTTGACCAGTACAACCTCGCTGACCACTTTGATAAAACTACGCTTGCACATTGGCAAACTGAAGATTTTGAAGAGTTTATAACAAGCGAAGGCTATAAATTAAACAACATTGAGTGGATGTCCCACTCTGATAACACAATAAACTACTTTTAATATGCAATTTTTAGAACCAGGAAATTTTAACGGACTTATATTCAGAGACGGAATGGTGTTTATATCTGATATAGATAAGTGGATATCTAAAGAAGAGTATGAAGCTTACAAAATGGAGCAAATAAACCAACTAAATAATAGAAAATGAGTAAAATGAAAGAAATAGACGATATAGCTCAAGGTGTAGCAGATGTTACACTAGAGCTGATGGAAGACAGTGTTGAGTGGCAAATAGCCGATAAACCTGTAGAAGGTGATGCTTATTTTGAGCTAAAAGATTACGTTATAAGTAAAGCAATTGAACTTCTTTACAAACAAAATACGACACCTGTTGGATAATAATATAAAATAATAAATATGTATTGTAAATGTAAACCCGGTGTAAAAATACCACAGTTGCGATTAGATATGGGCTACAAAACTTGTGTGTCGTGCTCAACAACCCAAACGTACAGTTATGTACCAATTATTGAGCATAAAACCGGTAATACAATACAAATCGTCAGTCAAGAGGTAAGCGCATCAGTGCACCGATCTTGGCGACGTAAGTAGCTAGATGAGTGGTCTAATCAGGGCAATATAAGTCAGGGCATATCGATTAATGACGTGCATTTGTCCTCAGAGGCCGACTCTAGCGGCAACTAGGTATGGTATGCAGTGCGTTTGAATTAGTAACCGTTTTCACGAGCTAATTAACGAGGCATTACTACTGACGAGTATGAGGGTTCGATTCCCTCGCTAGTTACAAAGCGGCAGACCGGTATGCTGCTCCCTTACGGGAAACCCGTGCTACAAAGCATCAAGCCTTTTAGGTTGAAAACAAGTAAGGGAATATGGGCGTGAAATGGATAGGGGTTCTGCTTTGTGCATTACCTAAACGCAGGTTCGATTCCTGCCACGTCCACTAAATTAAATTAAATTATGACTAAAATACCGACACTTTACGATAAGCTAAAGCCTCGCGTGCGAGCTAAGCTTAAAGAAAATGAAGGCAAATACAGCTCAATAGTTAGGCAAGTTATTGCTAGACTTGAAAGTACTTACTTTGTACAAGACTTAACCGTTGGCGAACTAAAGCGAATACATTTGTTTTCTGATACAGATTATGTAAATCAAACAGCTCTATCTATTATGTGGGGCGATGAAATTTTTGACGACTATGAAGGAAACGATTAAACTAAAAGCACACGACAAAGCGTTTGCTAAAATACACGCTCTACAACTAGAAGTTAGAAGACTAGAGTATGACATTGAGCGTAAGAATACTGGTGTAATAACTATGCACGAGTTAGAAATATGTCTTGACGCTGCAAAGCGCGAGCTTGAAACTTGGAATTATATATTAAAACTAATAGAATTAGATTATGGAAAACACGACTACGTTGATGAAATACTTGGGAGTCGAGGAGATTACAACACCGCGACAGCAGGTTAATGGAACTAGAGAATTTGCCTTACCTTATAAAATAAGAGGTAAGCGTGTGACACTAGCCTCTTATCAATCAGGTTATGTAAGGATTGACAGAAATTGTCACTCAAAATATCAGATAAATCCTACTTACGAAGTACCTTACAGGTTCATAAACAAACAAGGTGAGCTTCGTGCTTGGACAAACAAAAGACGTATGATGATATACGGCGAACAATCACGTATTAACTTTATATTTAACTACATTATTAAAAACTATTACAGCCAAAACAAATGGAAAAAATACTAACAGACAAGCTAATAACTGATAAGTTAGAAGCTAAAGGGTACTTAGAGTACCACGATATGGACGAAACTAAAGCTTGGAACTTGCTTGAAAAGCATTTCGAGTGTGAAGTAACAGATGTTTTTACAAATACAAGTAAAGAATTTTACTGTTACACAGAAACCACAGCTGATGGCTATGAGATATGGATCGCAACAAACGATATGGATTCTCCATGTATAAGCGAAGATGTATATTACTACGACAATGATTTATCAGATGCGATAGTAGAAGCTATTGTAAATGGTGAAGATATGTATGTAGATGACCTAGATGCGCATTATTTTATGGACGCTGTTGAAGAAGCGTACGGTCAAATGGTAAACAATATAAAAGAAGAAATAGAAAACGAACTAATAGAACAAGGATATGAGTACGAAAACACAGATGAAGCCGCTACCGAAATGGTTTAATGGCGACGTGTACCCAAAAGGTGGTACAGTAGAAAACATATTTACAGGCGAACCAGCAGAATTAAATGCAAACGAGCTTAGTATGTATGACTTTATTATGGGTTTAACTATGGTGCTTGAACGCACTGGTTATAGATCTGAAAAGCTAATTAAAGATCACCGCAGAGGTTTAGACTGGTTCCGCAGGGCTAATGCTTCAGCATATATGACTTTATTAGATTAAAACCACCTGTCTCATGGTGTAATTGGTAACACGTCTGATTTTGGTTCAGAAGAGTCTAGGTTCGATTCCTAGTGAGACAACTATTACAAACAAAATACGAACACTAACGGATAATAAATAAAAATAAATATGCCAAATATGAGTTATTGCAGGTATGAAAATACCTCTATGGATATGCAGGACGTAGTAGATACACTATTTGACTGCGATGTAGACGTGGATCTTAGCTATTCAGAGCGAAGAGGTCTAGATACTATACTTGAGCTTGCAAAAGATATAGTAGATATGGAAGATAAAATTACTAATATATTAGATAATGGATAGAGACAAACATATATGGGAAGGCTGGACAGTCGGTGACTTCATTGATGATGTAGAACCTATATTTGATACTATACAAAATGGTAATGATTGGGGTTTAAATACTAAGTTTAAAGACAAGTCAGATCTTAAAAAATGGGTTAAAGACAATCAACCTTACTATAAAAAACATATACCAGAAGTATACAATTACTTCTTACAAAAATCAGGATTATAATGGGGTTTACAAAGACAAAATTCAAAACAATTAAACTAACAGAAGGCGATGCATTATTTGTAAACCATGTGCTTCATATATATGCTCAGCAAACACCTGGGCTTGATAGCGAAGACAAGGCAGAAATAAAAGAAGTCGCAGCTAAATTTAAATAATATGGGTACAAGATCACTAACACGAATTATACCACGCCAAGAAGGCTTAGCGTATGACAAAGCACATGAAAAACCAGAGCTTGCGCTTGTGAATATTTATCAGCAATATGATGGTTATCCTGAATATATGGCAGTAGAATATGCCAAATGGCTAGAAGATATTAGCATAGGAAACGGTATATCAGGAAATCCAGAGTTGAATGAATTTGCAAATGGCGTAGGTTGTTTTGCAGCTCAGTTCATAAAACACTTCAAAGATAGACCAGGCGGTTTATATTTATCACCTATTGATGATGATTATGGCTGGGCGGACTATGTGTACACTTTGTTTCCTAAAGAAGGCGAACAAACCTATATGTCTGTGTATGATGTATTACTAGACTTAGTTATATTTGTAGGTAAACCAGATGCAGCACTTAAAAAATACAATAAAAAAGAATTAGTATGACAGAAAAAGAACTAGATTATCTAGCAGATAAAATTGCTACTAAAATTATTGAAACTTTATTTGATTCAGGTGACCTTGAGATTACTCAGTTTCCACCCGCGACAGATGAAGAAATAATGGTAGGAGAACTAGCGCGACTTATGACCCTATTGTCAACGTATGAAGACAAAGAGGAATATGAAAAAGCAGCTATAATTAAAAGAAAAATAGAAAGATTACAAACTAAATACGGAAAATTATGATAAAACCTATGCTAGCGCATAAAGTAAATGAGAACAGAATTGATTTCTCAGAGAAGGTTTTTATACAACCTAAGCTCGATGGCGTGCGCTGTATATTTACTAAAGATGGTGCGTACTCACGTACCGGCAAAGAGTTCCACAACTTACAACATATTAAGATAGATCTTGAAAAGTTCTTTGATCAGCAACCTAATGCTGTTCTTGATGGTGAGTTGTATAATCACGATCTAAGAGACGATTTCGAACAAATCATATCATTGGTCAGAAAACAAAAACCGACTGACGAGGATCGTCTAAATGCACACAGACTAATACAATACCACGTATACGATATGATAGCTGAAGGTCCTAGTTATGAAGACAGACTTAACTGGCTATTGTCAAGTAAATACTTGTGGTCAGATTCAGTTATATCTGTTGAAACTATACAGGTTCATAAGTATGAAGAAGCTGCTAACGTACACTACGATGGCTTTCTAAAACAAGGTTACGAAGGCTCTATACTAAGACTTAACGGTCCGTATGAGCAAAAACGTAGCTATAACCTACAAAAATTCAAAGACTTCAGTGACACCGAAGCTACTATTATTGGCTATGAAGCCGGTAAAGGTAAGTTTACAGGTCTTATTGGTAAGTTCTTAATGGTAGATGATGATGGTAACGAGTTCGGTTGTCCAATCGGTAAAGGTTACAACTACTCTGATCGTCGTTATATACTAGAAAATATTCACGACTATATCGGTAAAGTTGCTACATTTACGTACTTCGAACGTACTAAAGCTGGTAGCTACAGACACCCGCTGTACAAAACCCTTAGAAATTATGAGTAAACTAATATGGAAACTTTATAATGACAATATGATTAGCGAAGAAGTTGCTCATATGTTATTAGATAAGCACTACGAATGAATATATTTTATCTCGATCACGATCCTTACAGAGCTGCTAGTTATTTTTATGACAAGCACAAAGTAAAGATGATATTGGAATCAGCTCAAATGCTTTGCACCGCACATCACGTGTATGGTGATCCCAACGATGTGCCTTATAAACAAGCGCATTTAAACCACCCGTCTACTATATGGGTAAGGGAAAGCAGGCCAAATTATTTTTGGTTGTACGAGCACATGATGGCGTTAGGACAAGAATATACTAAACGATATGGCAAAATACACATGTCGATAGATAAATGCAGAGATGTATTAAGTTCTTGTCCTAGCGGTATTACTTCCGATGTGTTTACTCAGCCGCCGCAGTGTATGCCTGATGAGTATAAAGTTGATAACGATAGTGTTACAGCATATTGGAATTATTATGAAAACGAAAAACACACAGTAAAAAACAAAAATGAGCAGAAAATTATACGACCACATTATATCAGTTAATTATGGAAAAATTACAACAAAAGTTAAAGCTTTTCAAAAGAAAAAAGCGCCACGTAAAGTATCTGGAAAATAGCATTTGGCATCTAAAGTATCAAATACTTAATGACGCATTAGTGTTAAAAATAAATGAAAATAAAGTTAATTTATTTCATAAATATAACAAACGACTCAAACTAATAACATTTTTAAAATGAGTAAAACTAAAGAATTATTTATGAGGCTTAGAGAAGAAGATGATTTTATAAACGAGCATATTATTATATGTACGTTAGAACCACACGGGACTGTGACAACAGCCCCTAATAGTAATAAGTAATAGGCTAATGTCATACCGAAATACCAAATTTTTAGACAGTAACCGTATTATATACCGACGAGACCCTATCAGTGATTATCCTGATGAGTTGCATGATTGGGGTACTGTGTACTATAATGGTACACATCAGTGCTACGATCTATTTAGAACTAAAGCTAAGATTACAACGTATCGTTCTTTAAAATGGCATCTGCTAGTTATATGGTATCTTAATCCTGCTATGGATCAAGATGAGTTTGAATATGTAGCTAGAAATATTTGCAATAAGAAAAACGGTTTTGTAACATTTACTGTTTCAGAACAGCTATTAAAGAATATTATCTATGATGTAAGCATGTATGATTTAGAAGAACCTCCACGTAATAAAATGCGTAAGATTATTTTTAAAGATACTTGTCAGCTAACACCATCCGAAAAGCTACATATTGTTGGTAGTATTATGGGTAGAACTAAAACTGTTACACAAGATGATATATACGATGCTATGCTAATTCTAAACGAAATGCAAGATGTTATCACTATAGACAAGCTTGCTAAGTATTTTAATTGCTCGGCAAGAACTATATATCGTAATATAGGTAATGAGCTTAAAAAAGAAAAAGAATTATTAAATCAGCAACTAAAAGAAGATGAAAAAGTATAACGTACAGAACTATATAAGATACAAAGAAGACTTAAAAGCTTCTATGCCTGAAGGTAATTGGGATTTTAAAGACTACACACGTAATGAGCTTATAGTTAAGTTTATGCCGCTTGTAGAAAATTTAGCCCGTAAGTTTTCAACTACACAACAAGCGTCGGGTGTACTTAGTATAAACGATCTTATACAAATAGGTGGTGAAGCACTTACTAAATCAGTTGACAAACTACTTTGGGAAAAGCTAGATGATTCTGATGACTTAGAAAAAACCTTAAAATCGTTTTTTAGTAAACGTATTAAAGGTGCTATACGTAGACGTATTGATATGCACAGAGGTGACATACGTATACCTGAGCATAAGATGAACGAAATACGTAAAAACCCTAAAGATCATAAAATGGTTGCAATGTTTTTTAATTCTATATTTTTGTCTATAGATGCGCAACCAGCTAATGACGAAGGCGAAATGATGATACATCAAATCGCAGATAAATCAGAGCCATACAATATAGCTCTACTAAATATTTATCTCAAAGGCTTACTTCAAAAGCACCTAAACGAAAAAGAGTATGAGGTGCTAAGATTAAGCTACGGACTCGACTGCGATAAGCATCAAGCTAAAGATATCGCGGCTAAACTAAACATAGAAGGTACAAGCAATTATGTGCGTGTAAGTGAGCTAAAAAAGCAAGCCGTACAGAAATTAATTGATAACGTTGATCACTCGCAAGTGATTGACTATCTGTAAGTTATAATTGTAAAACTGTATTTTTATGTGTAATTATATTAATAAGTAAATACCAATATACCTATGACACTAAATGAAAAGCTGGCTACTATCCAGACAAAATTTAAATCGAAGAAAAGTAGGTTTAATTCATTCGGCAAATATTACTTCCGATCAGCCGAAGACATTCTTGAAGCAACAAAACCCTTTCTACTAGAGTTAGGAGTATCAGTCACGATAAACGAAGAGGTGCTAACGTTATTTGATAGCGTACCTATGATTGAGTCGACTGCAACTATCTCTGATGGTGAAGCATCAATATCTGCTAAAGCAGTTGTAGGTGTAGACCTAGCTCAGAAAGGTATGCAAGTACCGCAGCAGTTTGGTTCTGCCTCAAGTTATGGGAAGAAATACGCGTTAGGAAATTTATTCCTAATAGATGATACGCAAGACTCAGATGCGTCAAACGACCACGGAAAAGCCGCGGCTAAATCTAAACCAACGTTGGATATAAATACCGATGCTTTTAAGAAAGCAGTGGAGTACATCAAAGCTGGTGGCACAATGAATGCTATCAACACAAAGTACAAAGTATCTATACCGGCTAAAGCGCAACTTAAAAAGTATGAGCAAGAATGAGATTATTGAAAAGCTTAAGATTGATGAGCATTACTATGGCGACTTCGGTAAGCAGTACCTTAGTAACTCTGATATATCTACACTTTTAAAAGATCCTTTAGCTTTAGGTAAACCGTCAAAGCAAATACCTGCCTTTTTAATTGGTGGGTATTTCCACACGGCGATACTAGAACCTGAAAAACTTAAAAACTTTAAGGTTGTAGAATCGTCTAACAGGAATACTAAAGCGTACAAAGAGATATCAGGTGGTGAGTTATGCTTGCTTCAGTCTGAAGTCGATATGATCGAGCTGATGACAGATAAGATATTGTCAAATGATATTTGCAATGGTCTTATCAGAGGTAATTGCGACTACGAAGTACCTGGTATTGGTGAGCTAGAAAATGAGTTGTGGAAAGGTAAAGCTGATATATTAAATCACGATGAGAAACTTATCATTGATCTGAAGACAACAGCAGACCTTAATAAGTTTAGATGGTCAGCATCTAAATATAACTACGACAGTCAGGCTTACATATACCAACAGTTGTTTGGTTACGAGATGTTGTTTATTGCAATAGATAAAACAACACATCAAATAGGTATATTCGATTGCTCACCTGAGTTTTTACAGCGTGGAGCTGATAAAGTAAAGAAAGCAGTTGAACAATACCAATTATTTTATAGACAAGAAGGTTTTGATCCTTCACAATTTTTTATTAACGAAACCCTTTAAAACCAATTATTATGGCACGAGCTAGAAAAAATCAAACTAAAGTTTGTACAGTAACAGGAGTTGAAACTAGTGTAAATAATTTTTATGCTAATCAGAACCATGTTAAAGCAGTAGATAATCTACGACGCAATAGCAACGCTACTAAAGATCAGTTGCAGCGCATGTTTAACCAAATCAATAACTACGCATAATGGCAAGTATAATTAAAGCAAGTATTAACCTATCTGAAATACCTAAGGATAAAATTATTCCAGGTAAGAAAGGTAAATACCTACCAATAACAATAACTATTAATGACGAATCAGATCAGTTTGGTAATCAAGGTCCTATCGTTGTCGCGCAAACAAAAGAAGAGCGAGACGCTCAAGAGAAGAAGACTTACCTTGGTAATGTACAGGTAGTATGGACTAATGGTAATAACGTAGCCGCAGCGCCACGCGATGATCAACCAAAGCAAGCACCACAGCCGGCAGCTGTTGAAGAGGACTTGCCGTTTTAATGCCACTGTGCGAAATGTGTAACGAGGAAATGTCGCAGGAAGATCACGACTACTGCGACATATGCCCTAAATGTTTAGAAGATTGGTAGATGAAAACGATTACATTAGTATCAATACAGATAATGATGGTAATGTAACACTAATAGAAGATTAATTAAATGCAGACAACAGAGATCAATGGATTTTTGATTGACGAGTTCAATCATTACGGTCTTAAAGAGGGCAAATCACAGGGCGTATGCCCGTTGTGTTCTCATAGTAGACAACCCAAGAATCAGAAAGCCGAATGTGCTAGCTATGATTGGGAACGTGGTCTCGGTACTTGTCATAATTGTAATACAACTTTTCAGTTACATACGTATCAACGTAAAGGTGCTAGTGAAAAGGTCTACGTTAGACCTGAAGTAACTAAGTATTTACCTGTTGAAAACAAAGTAACTGAATGGTTTGAATCACGAGGTATATCACAAAGGACTCTTGACGATTTAAAAGTCGGGCAAGGTCCTGAGTGGATGCCACAGACCGGTAAAACCGAGAATACAATTCAGTTTAATTATATAATGGGTGATCAACTCATCAATATAAAATACAGAGACGGTCGTAAAAACTTTAAGCTTTACAAAGGAGCTGAAAAAGTATTTTACAATATCAACAGTGTTGTTGGTTATGATCACTGTGTAATAACTGAAGGTGAAATGGACGTGCTAGCTTTGTATGAAGCTGGTATTAAAAATGCTATATCAGTTCCAAACGGAGCAACGCTTAATACAAACAACCTAGATTATCTAGATAATTGTATTGATTACTTTGAAGATAAAGAAAAAGTAATACTAGCTGTTGACTCTGATGATGCTGGTCAAGCGTTACAACAAGAACTAGTCAGAAGGCTAGGTGCTGAAGTTTGTTTCTTAGCAGACTTTGAAGAGTGTAAAGACGCTAATGAATATTTAATTAAGTATGGAAAAGAAAAACTGGCAGAGCGTATTTCAAGAGCAAGACCAGTACCGCTTGAGAATGTTACGACGTTCAGGGATATTGAAAATGAGGTTACCGACTTTGTTACGAATGGCTTTAAACCAGGATATCAAGTTGGCTTACCAAATTTTGATGATATATTTTCGACTTACACTGGTCAATTTATTACTGTCACTGGCATCCCTAGTTCCGGCAAGAGTGACTTTGTCGATCAAATGGTTGTTGGGTACAACGCTAATTATGGTTGGAAAACAGCATTTGCTAGTCCAGAAAATGCGCCGACATATTTACATGCTCATAAGCTAATGCGTAAAGTCTGGGGAGATATGCCTTCTAAGAAGGATATTGGTACAGACAAGTGGAGACAAGTAGCTGAACATTGTAACGATAACTTTTTTCATATTGATATGGAACGTTACACGCTTGAGTCTGTGCTACGTAAAGGTGCTGAGCTAGTTAAGCGTAAAGGTATTAAGTGCCTTGTTATTGATCCATTTAATAAAGTACGAGACGTTGATTGTAAAACAGAAGACGTTAACAGGTACACCATGGAGTATCTAACTAAGATAGAAATGTTTGCTAAAAAGTATGATGTGCTAGTGTTTATTGTAGCGCACCCAACTAAGATGTACAAAGACAAAGACGGTAAGATTGAAGAACCAACTATGTATAACATTAAAGGTGGCGGCGAATGGTACGATGCTAGTTATCACGGTATATTAGTCCACAGAGACTATGAAGAGAAAACCGTTAAAGCAAAGATACTTAAAGTAAAGTTTCAAAACTTAGGTGAGAACGGTGCTGAAGCTCATTTCAAATGGCAACCAGCCTCGGGTAGGTTTGCGCCTCACGTACAGCACGCGATTGCTGATGGTGAAAAAATGCCATGGGAATAAATGGCAGCAGCTTGGAATAAGAAAAACAAAGAGTGGGATATGGGTAGCTATAGCCCTACCGAAGAAGAGTACGAGGCTAGGCTATGGTGTATACGAAACAAGATATACATATCGCCCTTTGCTAAAGGTCCAGCTGAATGGTATATAGATATAACGTTAAACGGTAAAATAAACAGATCCCCTAGTATATACATTAAAGATATGATATGGGAGAACATTTATAAGTTTTATAAATATTATTATGATAAGCACAAAGAGTAATTTCAAAACAGCAAGCGAAGCTTTTGATTATTTCTACATCAAAATAAAAGATAAAGGTGTAGACTTTGATAACACTAAAGCTTTGTTTAATGTTGGGTTTTATGTTCACAACCCTTCTGATAAGAAGATAAAAGCGGGATATAGAAAATGGAATCAGAAATATGCTGCAGCCGAGTGGGCTTGGTATTTATCTGGTAACAGAAATATAAGTAAGCTAGGTGAGTTGTATGGTAAGGTACCTGAGATATGGAAACGTATGGCAGATGCTAACGGCAATGTCAATTCTAATTATGGTTGGCAATGGAACAGAGAAAACCAGCTAGGTAAAATAGTAGACATACTTAGGAAGAATAAAAGTACTAGGCAAGCTGCTGTAAGTATATACGATGGTAAAGAAATATACGATTACAGACACGACACGCCGTGTACGTATGCAGTTCAGTTTAGTATCATTGATGATAAGCTTTGTATGTCTGTCTATATGCGATCTAATGATCTCTGGTACGGCTTCTGCAATGATCAGTATCAGTTTGCGTCGTTGCAAGAGATGGTCGCGGACAGACTCTCTATTCCAACTGGCTGGTATTACCACCATGCACACAACTTACATTTGTATAACGATAAAATAAATTAGATGTATTATTTGTATCACATACCGGGTAAAAAGATAGGCGTAACACGTGATCTTAATACTCGCGTAACCCTTATACAAGGATATAAGGAGAATGAGTATGAAGTTCTTGAGCAGTCAGACGATATAGATTATATATCAGACCGCGAAATAGAACTTCAAAAGTCTTATGGCTATAAGACAGACAGGAAATTGTATAAAAATTTATTTAATAAAATGAAGATAAACGCAACAGAACAAACCTCAACATTTCCAGTACCTTTAAACAAACTCAAAGGACATTTAATGGATAGCATAGGTTTAAAATGGCGAACGTATCACGGCCAGTTCGAGATTAACGAGCAAACAATACCATGGATAATGGCTAATGTTAAAACCTCTATGTATAATGAGGATCGTAGTTACATATATAACAAAGCTTATTACGAAGCGTTTATAGCTGAACCAGCTTTTGAAACTACAAAAGGTAATGTGTTTGACGATATACGTAGCTGGGCTACTGACAAAGGTATATACGATAAAGGTAATGCTAGAACTCAGTATCTAAAGCTTATGGAAGAATCAGGTGAACTTGCAGAGGCGTTACTTAAAAACGACGAAGCAGAAATACAAGATGCTATAGGTGATATGATCGTTGTACTTACAAGTATTGCTAAATTTAAAGGTATGTTTATTGAAGACTGTATTAAGTCTGCATATGATGTGATTGCTAAGCGCACAGGTAAAATGATTAACGGTACATTTGTTAAAGATGCAGATTAAAACTAAAGACGAAGTTGTACGCAGAGTACTAGCTAAGATGGATCAGCGTAGTTTGATTGGTCAAGAAAAGTACGGTGCTACAATGATGGGTGAGATTAAAAACGAAGTCAAGGACTTAGATAGGTTTTTAGTCGATGTGCAAGAAGAACTAATGGATGCTTTGCTTTATATTGAAGCAGCACGATACTGTTTAGGTGATGAGATCGAAGAGGCTATGCTGAAACGAATGAACATCATCGGTCAGAACGGTAATGACGGACTACACTATGATAAGGAAGAAGTTTAAAAAACGTAGTAAAAAACGAGGACCAGTACAAGCAAAGAAGATATCATATGATGGTATCAACTTTGCATCTGGCCTTGAGCGGTATATGTATATGGCTTTGAAGAAAGCTAAGATACAAGCCGTCTACGAAGGACAGACATACGAGATATTCTCTGGCTTTGATTTTCCTAACGAGTCTTACGAACGATGTGGTAATGGTAAAGGTGATTACAAAAATAGAGGTAGCAAAAAGATACTGAACATAAAGTATACGCCTGATTTTATTGGCCAAGGTTTTATTATTGAAACCAAAGGTAGAGCTAATGAATCATTTCCAATACGCTGGAAGATGTTTAAAAGATACGTAGTAGATCATCTACCTGGAGTTACATTATATAAACCACAAAATCAAAAGGAATGCGACGAGACAATACGCCTAATCCTAGACTTGCGAAACAAGTAGCTAGGCAGAAGTATGCTGAGCGTCAGATCGATAAGTTTGTTAAGTGGTCTTGGGATCAGAAAGGATATGTCAAATATAAAGACATTGTAAATGAACACGATAAATACAATATAAAAGTATATGGCTAGAGCAAATTTATCAACACACCTGGAGTCTCCTAAAATAAGTAGACCAGGTGTACACGCTAAAACTAGAAACAGTAATAATAAAAAATCTAAAAATTATGTCAAAAAATACAGAGGACAAGGGCGTTAAAAAGAACTGGACGTTATCATTTGGGTTTTACCCAGGTATATTATTTGGAATGAGAACTTATGAAGAGTCTACACAAACCGCTTACGTTTTTTATTTGCCTTTTATTGACTTTGCTTTTGAAACTTATAAGTAATGGGACTGTTTGATGAGCGCGTAGCGTATAAACCTTTTGAGTACCCAGATTACTACAACGAAGGTTGGTTAAAACAAGCACAGGCATTTTGGTTACACACTGAAATACCCATGCAAGGCGATGTTAAAGACTGGAAAGAGAAACTAACAGATGAAGAGAAAAATCTAGTGGGAAATATTTTACTAGGCTTTGCTCAGACTGAATGTGCTGTGTCAGATTATTGGACGCAGAAAGTAGTAGGTTGGTTTCCTAAACACGAGATACAACAGATGGCAATGATGTTTGGTTCGCAAGAAACAATACACGCTGTAGCATATAGTTATTTAAATGAAACACTTGGACTTGAAAACTTTGAAGCCTTCCTGCATGAGGAAGCAACAGCAAATAGATTTGATAACCTGGTGGGTTACAACGGTGATGACCCACGTGGCATTGCTCGTAGCCTTGCTGTTTTTTCCGCCTTCGCTGAAGGGGTTAGTTTGTATTCTGCTTTCGCTGTTCTATATTCTTTTCAGCTGCGTAACATGCTTAAAGGAATAGGGCAACAGATGAAATGGTCTGTGCGTGATGAAAGCCTGCACAGTAAAATGGGTTGTAAACTATACCGCGATATGTGCGCAGAGAATAATCAACTAAAAGATCTTTGTAAAAATGATATTATAAAAGCTGCAGAGACCATGGTTGATCTTGAGTACAAGTATATAGACAAGATGTTTGAGATGGGTGACATTGAAGGCATTAAATCAAATGATTTAAAACACTTTATAAAGAAAAGAACAAATGAAAAACTGGTTGAGCTTGGTTACACTGACCTTGATTCGTACTTCACGTATGACAAGGTTGCAGCAGATAATCTTGATTGGTTCTATCATCTTACCGGGGGGCTCACTCATACTGATTTTTTCGCGGTACGGCCGACGGATTATTCGAAAGCTAACGAAGGTGAGGACTTCGAGGACATTTGGTAAACTAATTAGTGAACAAGAATTAATAGAACAATTATATGAAAGGTCAGAAACAAAGTAGGACTGATGCGTTAGAAAAACGTATGGCTGCTACAACAAATGTATTGCAGCAAGTTATAAATGAAATAAATAATTTAAAGACCATGGTTTTTGGTCAGCAAGAAATATTAAAACAATTAGAAGGTTACGACGATGCGATCGAAAAGCTTAAAGAGAAAGTGGCTAAAGAGCCTAGTGAAGGAGAGGCGCTTATCTCCGACAGAGAGACTAGCAAATAGGCTAGGTTACATGGGGACTGGTTTTTTTATAACTGCTCCCCATTTATTACCTGAAACTCCAGGTGTTGTGATATACTTTTTAGCAGGTTTATTTTCAATGCCGCAAGTTTGGGTTGCAAAACAATGGAACTTAGTATTAGTTAATTTAAACGTGATGATAGCATACGCATTGCTATTCTTAAAATGATGTGGAATAATGAATGGAAAAAAGGAGTTGACTACCCAGAGTGGGGAGACACAGACGTATACAAGAAGACTATATCCGGGGGATATTTACTCTACGACGAAACCCCAAGAGATGCATACCAGCGAGTATGCAAGACAGTTGCACGTAGACTTAACAGACCAGAGCTAAGTGAAACGTTTTTTAATTATATCTGGAAAGGTTGGCTTAACCTTGCTAGCCCTGTTCTCAGTAATACAGGCACTGACCGTGGCTTACCTATTAGTTGCTTTGGTATTGATGTAGCAGATAGTATATATGACATAGGAGGTAAGAACTTAGAGATGATGTTGCTCGCTAAGCACGGCGGTGGAGTTGGCATTGGTATTAATCAAATCAGACCCGCTGGCGCTAAAATTACAGGTAATGGAACATCAGACGGAGTCGTACCTTTCTGCAAAATATATGACTCAACAATACTTGCTACAAATCAGGGATCGGTTAGACGAGGAGCTGCCTCAGTTAATATCAACATTGAGCACGATGATTTTGAAGAGTGGCTTGAGATCAGAGAACCTAAAGGAGATGTTAACAGACAGTCGCTTAACCTACATCAATGCGCAGTTGTTGGTGATAAGTTTATGCGACGTCTTGAACAAGGAGATGCGGATGCTAGAGCTCGATGGAGTAAACTTATTAGAAAGCGAAAAGCAACTGGAGAACCGTACGTTATGTTTAAAGGAAATACTAACAAAGCAAATCCAGCAGCATACAAAGACAACGCTTTAAAAGTACACATGACAAATATCTGTAGTGAGATTACATTACACACAGATGAAAGTCATAGCTTTGTTTGTTGCTTATCAAGTTTAAATATATCAAGATATGAAGAGTGGAAGAATACAAACCTTATATACGATGCTATTTGGTTTTTGGACGGGGTGTTGGAAGAGTTTATACAGAAAGCGAAAGGAAAAGTTGGCTTTGCAAACTCAGTTAGATCTGCGGAAAAAGGCAGAGCGCTCGGCCTTGGCGTACTTGGCTGGCACACGTACTTACAAAAAAACGGAATACCATTCGAGGGATTAACAGCACAATATGAAACTAGAAGAATATTTAGCCAGATTAAAATCGAATCTGAAAGAGCGAGTAGAGATCTCGCTGAACTTTATGGTGAACCTCTGTGGTGCGTTGGTACTGGGATGCGTAACACTCATCTTAGGGCTATTGCTCCTACTGTGTCTAATAGTAAGCTTGCCGGTAATGTTAGTCCTGGCATTGAGCCTTGGGCCGCTAATGTTTTCACTGAACAAAGCGCGAAGGGTACGTTCATTAGGAAAAACAAAGAGCTCGAAAAAGTCTTAAGAAAAGCTGGTATTAATACTAAAGAAACTTGGGATAAGATAATGGCTGATGGTGGTAGCATACAAGACCTACCTATTGACGACTACGGTTATGTTAATAAAAAACTAGTAGTATTATCTGAGCAAGATAATTTAGAAACCACAGGCTTTGACAAAGTTAAGAACGTGTTTAAAACTTTCAAAGAGATTAATCAACTAGAGCTTGTTAATCAAGCTGGTATACGTCAACAGTATATAGATCAATCAGTTAGTTTAAACCTAGCGTTTCCTTCAGAGGCTACACCTAAGTGGATTAACCAAGTACATATGGATGCTTGGAAGAAAGGTATTAAGACCTTATATTATATGCGTACCGAATCAGTACTACGTGGTGACATTGCTCAGCAAGCTATGGACCCTGACTGTGCTGCTTGCGACGGATAACTGTAAAAAAAGAAGGGGACCTCGCTATGAGATCCCCTTCGGTTACAGGAACTGTTGGGTATGGTACGCCCAGTTTATTTTTGTTCCTTATTTATATTTTTTAAACATAAGCTTGTACAGTAAACTATTCCAAGCTGCTTGTAACTTATCTACTAATCTCCGCATGGCTTTCCTGTTGCAACGTTAATCCAATTTTCTTTTTCAAACCAATCACGTAGTGTTGCGCCTTTCTTACGAGCGCCTTTTACGTTTGATTTACTAGAGCGTTTATAATCTCCTTTAGATGCCGCGGATCGTTTAGCTCTAATCACTTTATCCCTTTCAGCTTTACTCATTGATCTTACCTTAGAAGCAGGTAGACAAACCTTTTTAGTTCCACCACCTTTTACTTTAGATTTTTTATTTAATGGCGATCTTAGTTTAGCTGCATCAGCTAGAGCTTTATCGTTACCAGTACCAATACCATAAGCTGAAACTCTTTGTCTCATCTTATTAGTCTCTGGGTTATGTAATACACTAGCGTAACAATGCGCTAAAGGGCTTTCGTTTAACTTTCTCATTTGTCTAGTTTTTTCATTGCCTTGTTTCTAGCACACGCCATTTTTTTAGCGTAGCTAGGATTTTTCTTTTTATTAAAAGCTATTTGTTGATTTAAACTACCAACAATTTTCTTTTTATTTCCTTTACGACTTTTAATTAACCAGTTAGCTAAGTCACCACAGTTTAAATCTTTAAACTTACCATTAGCGTCTGGCGCGTCAGAGTCTTTCCAAGTTAATTTTTCTTTAGCCATTACTTCTTTTTCTTACTACCAAATTTACTAGGTCCACCAGCTTTAGTACAGCGTACACCCCAACCTGAGGCATAGGCCGATGGCCATACTTTAAATTTCTTTTTTGCCGCGGCTTTACAAGGTCCGCTTATCTTTCCGTATAGTGGTGATCCCATGATTACTTTATTTTAGATTTTTTATATTTACTTTTTCTTGGTTGCGGTTTGTTGCTAGGTTTTTCCTCATCAATACCAATTTCCCAGTCTTGCCAACCACCTAATAACGTCAAGCGTTCCCAAGTCTCTAAGTCTTGTGACGTAGCTGTAACCACGTTGTTGGTTTTCTTTATAGCTCTATCAAGAGGTACATTAGTAAGCGCCGCTATAACATTAGCACTTGCTAAGTAAGCTGGGTTATCTAAGCTCCAACCTTTTTCTTTCATTTCGTCTTTATCCCATTGGTAAGATCTCGCTGCTTGATTTATACGCGATAGCTTAGCAGATATAGGTGGAGATAGTTTAGTAATTTCATAACCTACTTTTTCAAGCTTAGGTCGTTCCTTTTCCATCTCGTTTATAATACGGATTATAGCGTTTTTACCTACTGAAACTACAGCACCGCCTAATCCCATACCTCTTAAAAGCGAGTCCATCATACCATTAGCTATACTAACATATTTTTTCTTTTGCTCGTCTGTATCTTCTTCATCATCATCAAAAGCAAACGCAAACAAAGCTTGTTGCAACGCGTTAAACAATAAGTTCTGCGCTACACCGTAGTATATAATCTTACTTATATTAGTCTTAGCATCGCCTCGGCCATTCTTAAGATCGCTAGCAGCTTTTTTTATAAGTCTAGCATACTGAGCTGGTGTGTTAGCAAAAGCTAATACAAGACGTCCTAATGGACCTGCTTGTTGCATTGATATTCTATCAGGCCTTGATGACTGTTGCGACTCTTCTGCTGTCTCTCTAAAGTCTACAAATGCCTGAGCTTCAGCCTCAGCATCTGTCATACCTTGTTTTTTCAAGGACTTAATACGGTTACGATAAAACGCTGAGCCACCTGATGCTATAGCAAAGCTATCTGCTATTTGTGTAGGTGTGAAACCAAACTCAAGTAGTTTATTTATAACGCCTTTAGCACCACCTTTCTTAGCCATATCTGCAATATCAGCTTCACTTACGTTGATACGTAAACCACCACGACGTTCTTTCAAGAAGTCAGAGTTCATAAGCGTCATAAAGTCAGACCAGTATTGTTTCTGGTTTGCAAAAGCTTTACCCGCAGCTAGTATATTGTTATCAGTGAAGTTAACAAAGTTAATACTAGATATAGTTTGTAGTATTGCTGATCTTGTATTAAAGAACATTATAGTACCAATACTACCTGTGACCCAGTCAGTAAATCTACCTGTAAGCGTATCGCCTTGGAAGTTTCTGTTACGACCAGACTTCATACGCTGCAGCATATTCTCCATAGCTAAGCGATATGGTTTACCGTACGCAGCTTCAAGTTTATTTAAATTCTTTTCAGAGAATATAACATCTGCATTAGTTTGCCACTGCTCTAAGTACTTAGCTCGCTTAGTGGTGTTAAGACCTTCAAGCATATCAGTTGTAATAGTACCAGCTGGCCAACCTTCTTTAGGCGCCGCGTATTGATCACCTTTTTGTATAGCAACTAGTTGATCAGCAAAAATCTGTAGCTCAGCATTGTCGCTTACGTACTTACTAAGATCAGCTTGATCTTTCTTACTTATCCCAGGTATAGACATACCTTGCTTATCCCATATGTACACGCGTACAGCTTGCTCTCTAGTAAACGGTTCACCTGGAACTTTCTTACGTAGATTTTTAGGTACTATTTCTAATTGTTTCTTTAACAATTTGTAGTCGTTCATCATAGATATACGAGCTGATGACAATTCATTCATAGCTCTAGCATATGGGTTTAACAAATGAGTTTTATACCATGCCATCTGTTGGTCACCTAATTTACCTTTACCAAGCGTAGCGTATAATAAACCTGTAAAGTCTTCAGCAGATGGTGGTATAAAGAAGTTTAATCTACCTTTACCAGCCCCAGCTACTTCAGCTTTTACTCTACCATATTCTTTTTCAGATGCTATACCTGTTTTGTTTTCTAGTATATCATTAAAACCTCTATCAAGATCAGCTTTTTTACTAAACTTAATTTTAGCTTGCTGTACTTTAGATTTTACATCAAATACATTTAATGCGTCTTGTACTGCTTTAACGTTTTTATACGCATCATCTACAAAGAAAAAGTCGTTATAACCTTCAGCAGCTTTACCCGTCATCCAACGTGCTTTAGCCTCTGCTTTACCATCACCAAGCCCTACAATATTTTCAATAGGCAGGTTAACGCCAAGCGCGTCCATAAATTCTTTGATAGGACCAGCAGCATTAGCAGGTCTAGCTGTAAGTATGAATACATCTTCAGCACCTCTTGCTTTAACTATATTTTCTATAGCTTTAAATACAGGACCTCTTTTACCGTCAATCACTTTGCTAAACTCCGAGAAATCAAACTGAGCTCCTTGAGCTTCTAACTCTCCAGCTCTTGCAGCAAACTGTGTAGCGTTAAGCTTACCAGTTGTACCATCAGGCATCTCGTATAGCACATTGCTGTTAGATCTAGCTAATGTATCATCAAAGTCAAATACACGTATCTTTTTAACAGGTGCTTCAGGGTTTCTAGCGTTAGCCATAGCTTTGTCAGCATTACCTAAGTTATCAAGTATTTCTTGATTAGGTACTTGCTTACTAAACTTAATAGTGTTATTTTGATTGTTATTACCAACACCAGCTTTAGGTATGGATTTTAATTTAGCAAATTCATTTAATCTATCTTGCCCTGTTTTAGCAGTTATATCCCCGCTCAATACTTCTTTTAATATTTTATTTTGCTCAGATACAGTTTCAACATTTACATCACTAGGTTTTAAAGCAACACCTAGTTCTTCAGCCATAGTTTGACCTGTTTCGTAATTAACAATACTATTAAGATCGATACCAGCTTCAATAAATCTAATAGCAGGGTTGTCTGCTATAGTTGTTCCAATAGGTAGCGTAGCATCTAACTTAGCATCGTCTAATTTTTGATCGTCAGCTTTAGAAAGTTTAGTTTGATAATAGTTCTTTTTAATATCAGTCATTATTTGACTAGTATTATTTGTAGCAAAACCATATATGATTGAAGCGCCAACCACGGATGCTGGAGGATTGTGTTCTTCTCTAACCTTATCACCTGTTCTCTGCTTAGGTGAGGTACCGTATTGTGGATTTTTAGAAAAATACCTAAACGGTGCTGCTATCTTAATAAGACCAGTCGTTGCTTGGTAGCCTTGAGCTATAATCATAGCTGCTAATTCTTTAGGCATACCATTTTGTATAGCTTTATCTAATTGACTTACAACGTCGTCAAGCACTTGCATGTTAATTTTTGCTTGAGCTCTTCCTTTGTCTGTATCAACATCTTTAAGATTAACCCTTTTAGCTTTAGGTTTTTGATCTCCTTTTGAGTTTGATTTAGCTTTATCTAAAGCTCTTTTATAAGCTGGATCATTGACGCCGTAATACAATCTACCTCTATTTGGCAAAAGATTAGTAATGTTTTTTGGAGGAACAACTTTTTTACCAACAGTACCGTCAGTTTTAATTAAACGTTCTCCTTTAACCCAATCTCCGTTATCTAACGCGTACCAGTAATCACCTTCTTTTGCTTTAGTTCCAGTTCTTTCTAAAAAAGCGTTTAGTTTTTTAGCTTCAGGTGTTAGCTTTCCTTTTTTTGTTTTTCCTACTTGAGTTCTAACAGCGCCACCAAAAGCAAAAGATCCTGCTAAAAATACATCTTCAGTAAGTTTATATTTTTCTATAGCGTCTTCAAAAGAAGTTTGTATTTCAGCTCTTTTATTATCAGGAACGCTAGCACTATCCATGCCAACTATTTTTAGTACAGCATTAATATCTCTAGCTTGTGTAACATCTATCAACGCTTTTTTACTAAACATAAGTCTAGATCTACCAGCTCTAGTATCTGCTCTCTGCTGTTTAGGAGCACTCTCTGGCAACGATTTGTCTGCAACTGATAAAGCAACTTGACCACCACGCATACGCGCCCAAGCGGCAAGTTTTGTAGCGTAGTTTCTTCTTTCGTTTTTACTAAGCTCGTTTAAATCAACGTCAATACCAGCCCACTCTCTGGCTTTTGATACAGCTTGCGGACTTATTTTACCTTGTCTATTAGGTCTAAACTCTGGTTTTAATCTATATACTTTAGTTTGAGTAGTCTTACCTTTGCTTCTACCAGACTTGTTAGTAATAGCCATTGCTCTAACAGCTCTATCTGTACTTTCAGAAGCTGGATCTGTGTAAGGTTCGTAAAAGAAATCTAATACTGTTTGACCTATTTTCATAGATCGACCTCTAACTTCTGGACTTACTGGTACTCTTTCACCTTGCTCTGTAATAGTCGACTCCATTGTTGTGACGTTAAACTCAGGCATAGTCTTTATAGACCTTTCAGTCTCTTGAGCGTTAGAAAAGTCTTGTTGTATTCTACCAAGCTCTGAAGTTTCAGGTTTGTTTTTAGAATAGGTTAAGTTATCTACTTTTTCTATTTTATCTTCAGGAACATTATATATTTCCGATGCAAATTTAGAGCGATTGTTATTTAATATTTCTACAGATGAATCACCTTCATTTATTTTTATTTCTTTTTCTAACGTTGGTAAAACTTTTTTAACTCTAGGACTTTTTCTTACATCAATTAGTTTAGATCTACCTGATTCTTCAGCTTGAGCTCTTTCCTCTATTTCAAAAGCTTGTTCAGCTGTTTCGTCCGCAAATTGAGTTTGCTCTACAGCTTGTGTTATAGTAGATTGACCTGTACGTCTAGTGTAGTCTTCTACAATTTTAGGACCAACACGTCTACCTAATATATTACCTACATAAGTACTAAGCTGCATCGGCTTTCCAGTCACTCTATTCGTCGGTGTGTAATTTTTCATTACACTTTCAAATTGATTGTTTATATCGCTTATTACGTTTTCATCAACTTGAAGTGGAACACCTCTTTGTTTAGCCCATCTTTGCAGCGCGTCTATACCAAGTCTTTGGTATTGATCTTGTAAATTAGAAATGTCTTGCTCAGACATAGATTCTTTATTGTTCTTATATTGACTAGCTAAATCGTTAACAGCTTTAGAGGCTTTGATTGTAGTTTCATCTTCCTCATCTACATCGGCAATAGCAACACCAGAAATAGCTTGTTTTCTAAAAGAATCTATATAGTTATAAACATCTGAGCCTGTGTTAAATTGTACAAACACCTCTGATTGATCTCCAAAAATTTTATTAGTTATGTTATTAAACAAACCTTTAAAAGAATTTAATACGTTATTAGGATTGAAATCGCTTTTGTTTAATATACCTAAGTTAACAGCGTCGCTAAGAACTTGCATAAATTCCTCATAATCACCATCATTTTCGTATTGAGCTAAACGTTTTTTTATAGCGTCGTAATCATTTTGAGTTATAGACTCTTGTTCTAGCTTATCATCTAACATATTGATGGCTTCTGTCACTGCTTTTTTATTTGTTAAAGCTTCAGCAGAATCACCTGTAAATTTTATTTTTTTATTTTTATTTCTAAGATGACTAACCTCATGTAAAGCTGTAACAGCAGCAAATTTACCATTAGAGTTAGTAATAGATTGTAATATACTTTTTTTAGACTCATTAACATCTACAACAACAACATTATCAAAAGCGTATGCGTTTTGACTACCACTTGTGATTAATTCAAAAGCATCTGCGGTTTGTACATCTCCATTATCATCTGTATAACTTATAGTTCTACCTTTAAATTTTTCAAGATCAGCAGCGTCTTCTTCAAGGAAATAAATTTCATTTCCTTTACCAACCATAGCGTCAGCCATAATATTAGAAGATTCAAACAAGTTTAAATGAAATATAGTTTCAGGATTTGTTTTAATATCAAGATTTTGCTTGTCAATAAACTCTTGATTACGCTTACTTCTAACACTAAGTATATCGTTTTTACGATTTTTCAAAACCACTGACTGCTCTTGTAAGTTTTGTAAAGATTTTATTTCGCTTTCTGTAGGAAGTCCAGTTGTAGAATTTGCTAATGTAGTTGCGTCCCTTGTTATTTTTTTTATTGCAACTTCTATTTCACCAATTTCTTTTATTTGTGCTGGCGTAAGTGTGTTTAATTTACTTATGTTAACAATGTCTTGTAACCCTAGGTCTAATAATATTTCTTTACTTTTCTTTATACGATCTGACGTTGGTAGATCTTGAGCTTCTATAAGTTGTCTAGTCAAAGATTGATACTTGCTTAACTCACTATTGCTTGTAACGTGCTCTTTAATAATAGCGTTAGCATTGTTTATTGTTTTACCGCTGAGCATTAGCAAAGTAGCAAAAGAAGTATTAGCAAAAAGATCTTCGTTTATTTCTTCAAAAACATTTACATTTTCTCCAAGTATAATATTACGAACAATACCTTGATCTAGTATGCTTTCTAAAGATTCTTGGGCATTTTCTTTTATTAAGCCACCACCCACAACACCTCCTAATTCTAAAGTCTGTGGAATCCAAGCTTTAGAAACAGCGTCTTTATCTAATAAAAGTCTACCGCTTTTTAATTCTTTTATAAATTTATTTTTACCTATGTTTTTAGCTACTCTATTAAAGTCATCAAAAAGTTTTAATGTTACTGCTTGCTCTGAATATTTTGTTATAAAACCAGTTACCAATCCACTAACTCCTGTTTGAAATGTAGATTTATTTAAACTATTTTCTAAAGAAACAATTTGATTTTCTAATTGACGTTTAACTATAGGATCTTTTGTTTTTTCTATTTCAGCTTTTAATCCTTCTATTTTTTTAGGATTAAACTTTTTAGCAATTTCTACACTTTGAATAGTTTGGCTTCCGGTTTGTAATCCAAATAAATTACCAGAAACTTTAGCCATACCTTTACTTAAACCTTTGTTAAATGAAGCAGTTGCAACTCTTTGAGCTGCTGACATACCACTAGTAAATCCTTTTGCAACTAAACCTGTTACTAATTGTGGTCCAGCTATGGTTAACAGTGTAGGCGCCGCAGAAGCTGTTGAATCAGAAACAAAAGCCCAACCGCTAGCTTTACCTTTTCTAACTTCATCTACCGTTATTGGAGATGGTAGCGCTTGTATTTTTTCTTCTATAGCTTGATTGTAGTTTACAGCTGTACCTATTAAAGCATCAGCGCCTCTAACTAATTTGGAATCTAATACATTTTGAAAATCAAATCCACTAGCGCCTGATTGTGTTAGTTCTGCTAAACCAGATGTTAAAAAAGCAGCTGCCCTAGCTGTGTAAGCCCCTGCAATAGCAGCGCTACCGCCGAAAGATTGTTCTATATTTAAAGCTGTTCTAGTGCTAAACCTATAGTCTTTGTTTAATGCTACAAATGTTTGATCTAAATCTTTTAAATCATCATACTTTTGAAGATTAACATTATATTGTTGCTGCATTTTAAGAATTTGAACTCCTTGATCAGCAAGTTTTAAATTTTCTTCTTGTAAAGCTTGGGCTTCTGGGCCTGTTGCTATAGCATTTCTTTCGTTTACTTTTTGCTGTAACTTATTGTAAATATTATTACCAGTTTCTTGACCAGTACTAGTAACAGGGTAAGCAAAATCTTGCAAACGTTTTTTGTAGGTTTCTATATCTTTGTCTAAAACCTGTATAGCGTCATTTATTTTTTCAATTTTTGGAGCTAAAACATTAAAATCATTATTATATTGTTCTTGCCTTGCTACCAAGGTAGAACCTCCTACTTTTAAATCGTTTTTAACTTTATCTAAATCTTGTCCTTCTGGAGTTTCTTTTAATAATACACTTGTAAAATCTTGAACGTCTTCATTATAGTTATTAGCAACTAATTCTTTATTTCTATTTTCTATAGTATATAAAGCTTGTTGATTTGCAGTTGGTATAGATTCTTTTTGATAATCATTTAAAGGGTTTAATGTACCTTTGTCTTGATATTGATTATACAAAGCAACGTAATCTTTTGCGCCTTGGTCATTTAAATTGGCAGCAATAGCAGCGTCATAAATTCTCTGTTCTTTTTCTTCTTTAGTAGCAGCCCTTCTGTTTATTTGAACAGTTCCACCTGGAGTAACAGTGGTAGTACCTAAGTCTACAGGAGCATCGATCCAACCAGTACCACCACCCGGGGTTTTTTCAAAATAAACTTCATATGTTTTATTAGTTATCTCTTGCTCTGGTATGTTAGCGTTAGCATTAGCTATGTTATCTATTAAAGATCTAGCTCCAGATTCTTCACCTACATAACCTTCGTATTGAGCACGTTGAACATCTGCTTTTGTAAGTTCGCCTTTAGCAAAAGCATCTTTATATTTATTTTGATTTTTTAATCTATTATCTAGCTTAGACCATTCTTCTCTAGTAATAGGCGTGTTATCTCCAAAGCCAGTTACAACAACTTCTTCAAGATCTATAGTTTGAGAAGAAATTAATTTATCTTCAAACCTGCTAAGCCTACGTCTTGCCAATATAGCATCTCGAGATGTATCTAATTCACCGTATTCAGCTACGTCTTTTTGTAACTCCAATAAAGTATTTGCCGAGTCTGATTCCGTACTCTCGGGTGCTTCCCCGGTTTCCGGTGTTGCAGTTGCACCCTTTGCCACAGCACCGTTTGTCTTTCCCTCGGTTGGGGTTGTTTGTATTTCGTCTGTAACTTCTACAGTTTCAAGTCCATGCTTGTTTACATACTCGTCTACAGACAGTTGCTCATTACTTGCAGCTTGAGTAACTTCATCTAACGTGTATTCAAATCCTTGATACTTAAACATAATTTAATTATTTAATTAGTTGATAATCCAGGTAATGTAGGTCTTTGCTCAAACGTTTCTATAGATACGCTTTCTATAGGATCATCACCTACTAATTTTCTTAGTTCCTTTTTCATATCAGCCCCTTCTGGAAGCATGTCTATTAAAGCTCTAACTCTAGTTGGATCACTAAGATCAAATATCATGTCATTAGTAAATACAGTTTGCTCACCGCCTGCTGTGCTAGTGCCAGACTTATAACCAAGTTCTATGATAGGATAAACTTCACCGCCATCAGCTGGCACAGATCCTGGTGAAACGTTTACTTTTAATACGTCTTTACCACCTATTTTTTTATTTTTAAAATAAGACTCTGGGTTTTTAAATATATCTGTATAAACCTGTGGCGCTGCTTCAGCTATTTCTTTAGCTGTTTTAGCAGCTTTTCTTTCTGCGGCTGTAAGTTCTTCAGGTGCTTCAATTTTTGTTTCACCTACTTTGTGTTGTTGTTGTATGTAGTTACTTAAACCATACTCAACGTACATATCTATAAATAGAGCTTCTTGTTCTTTAGTTAAAGTTTTTTCGTAATCCCAAGGAAAATCTCCTTTTGGATCTAAAATATTATTCCAAAAAGATATAGCTTCTACTCCTGGCATTTTTAGTAAAGCCGCGGCATCCGCTTTTAAATCTACACCAACGGGTGAAGAAGCAAGCGCGCCTTTATTTATTTCTTTATACAAAGTAACAACACCATTTTTGTCTGGTTCACTTTGTTTAACTTCGTCACTAAGATACTTAGGGTCTAATATTTTATTTTCTATATTATTAGGATCTGGAATCATAGATAACTTAGCAGCCTCTTGAAAATTACTAGTTTCATCTGGAATTTTAGCACCAAAAACAATGCCATATTCTTGTTCTATATGTTTTTTAATAGAATTTGTACTATATTGTTTTCCGTTTATTTCAAAAGCAGGAACTAAAGCTCCGCCTTCTTCAACTACAGTGTAGCTCCTAGTACCTTTAACGTTGTCTAACCAAGTTAGAGCAGCTCGTAAATTATCTCCATCGCTAGCTTTTAAATCTAAACCACCCATGCCTTTTATACCGGCAGCTTCTCTTGTTTGTTCAGCGGCGTCTACTAGCATAGATATGCCTTCGTTAGCCATTTGAGGTAAGGCTAATATTTGAGCTTGTCTTTTTTTATCTAAAGTAGGGTTTTCACTTGTACCAAAAGCAAGACGTTGCGCAAGTTGAGAATATTCATCTATGTAAGGTTCAAAACCTTTATAAAGATCTAAGCCACCATTAGAAACAGCAGCTTTTGTAAAGTCAGTTCTAAGCTTTAAGCTTTCTTTTTCAATACCAGATAATATAGTTTCATTTTTTTTAACTCTTTCAGCATTGCTTTTTCGTATAGCCTGCACATTAGCCCTACCCTCTGCAGATATTTTGTTTATCATATCTACATAGTACTTACCTGATTGCGTATCTATATATTGTTTTGGGTTTCTATAACTCATAATTTTTTATTGTGTAAACAAAGGGTTTGTTACTTTAAAAGCATCGTTCAACTGACTATTAGTATATGCTGAAGTTACATTGCTTGCTTGCGGTCTTACACTAGGAGCTGCCGTTAGCCCTTTGGCCCCATAGCAGCTGATAATCCACTAGTTATACCACCTATAGCACTTGTCCACGCGCCTGCTTTATCTGCATTAGCTTGAGCTTCTCTAGCTTCTGATCCTGAAAGCTGAGCTGAAACCCTGTCTAATTGCTGCATCTCTCTATTTTCTTGTGCTCCGAATACAAATTGTTTACCTGATACATCAGCTTGTTGTAATCTTTGTGCTTCAGACATTTTTTGTTGTTGCAATTGTACCTCGCCTTGAGCTCTAAGCTTTTCGTTTTGGGCTTCTTGCTGTTCAATACTAGCTGATACTCCACGTTTGCTTTGCAGTGCTGCTTGAGCGAGAGCAGTAGCACCTCCAGCAGAAGCTCCAGTTGCTCTAATAGTATCTAATGTATTGGCTAAAGAAATGTCAGCTTGTTCCGACTGATTTCTAGCGGCCTGCGTAGCTACTCCTAAATTATCATAAGGATTTGTTATCATAGAAGATAAATCCTCTACGTCTTCGTATGGATTTATTATCTCTTGCCTATTTTTTTCTAAA